AGATTATATTGAAGATAATAATATGACATTTGAAGAAGTCTGCAAAATTATCAAACAATCAACGCCAATAACTAATAGACTTATCATGGAACAAAATTGATTTTTTTAGATAGGCTTTATAATGTTTTGTCTATTTATATTAAGAATTTTAAGATAATCATCAATATTATAATTATTTTTTTTTGTTATTTTATTTTTATCTGATAAATAATTTAAATGATTTTTAACTAAATTATAACATTTATCAATTTCGCATTGGTGTAAATTTATTTTTTCAATAGAATCATGATATTCATTATCTAATTTAGTAAGTTTTAAATCATATTGTTTTTTAGTAATAATCTTATTTATATAATCAAGATAAAGTTTATTAGAATTATTTAACCATATATCTCTGAGTTTGTTTCTTTTTTTTGATTCTTTATTACAATTTGTAATATAGCATTTAGTCAATAAATTAAGATTTTCCTCCATTCTCTATAATATATATAAGGATTTTATAGAAGTTTCTTTAAATATATAATGAAGATTGGAATGAAAAAAATGATATAATCATTATTTTTTTTGGTTATATAAATATGAAAAAGATTGATAGCATCCATAATAAGACCAAAGTAATACAAACTGATGAAATGCCCTATAATACAAATAATATCCTTTTGAATGACAGTGATTTAAGGACATTTTTTAATAAAAACGGTTTGACAGACATCAAATATAATAATATTAATCTTTATAGAAATGCGTTTATTCACAAATCTTATTGTACTATGAAAAATGCTGATTTCGAAACAGGAAATGCCAATTGTCCGGCAAATTGCATACCATTGCAAGATATGTCTTATGAAAGATTAGAATTCTTGGGAGATGCGATATTGAATATGGTAGTTGCTAATTATCTATATTCACGATTTCCAGACCAAAACGAAGGATTTTTATCGAAAATAAGAACAAGAATTGTGAATGGTAAGATGTTAGGATTTTTATCGAATGAAATAGGTTTCGCAAAATTCGCAATAATATCAAAACAAGTAGAAGACGCAAATGGCAGAAATAATTATAAAATAATGGAAGATATATTCGAAGCCTTTATCGGAGCTTTATATATCGATTTTCAGAATGAAGAAGATAAAGTTATTTTACCACAGAAAATACCATTAATAACATTATCAGGTGCTGGATATTTCATTGTTGAAAAATGGATTATTTATATTATCGAAAATTATATTGATTTTAGTGAATTAATAATTCAAAAGACAAATTACAAAGATATGCTCGTTTCACATATGCAACATTCAATGCAAGATACGCCTAAATTTTGCGAATTGGGTATTATAACAAAAGACAGCGTAAAAATATTTAATTATTGCGTAAAAAACCGATTTAACGACACTATAGCAACTGCGACAGGATTTTCTAAAAAAGAAGCAGAAAATAATGTAAGCAAGGAGGCATTATTATATTATGGTTTATCCATATCATGAAAAAAAAATAAAGTTATTATAAGATAGAATAAATGCTTTTTCAATCGCAAAAGGGACCATATTATTTAGATATGAAAGATTATTTACATTCTGAATTAAAAAAGAAATTAGTAAAATACAAAGTTCATAAAAACGACTTGTTATATATCGACCCATATTATTTAAACAAATATTTGAATTCCACAGAACATATTAAAGATATTATGCCGTTTTTAAGACATCTATTACAATATACTTATCGGGCTTCAATAACTGAAGTAATCAACGAACATGAATTAAATGAAATAAATAGTAATCTCGAACGCATAGAAAGATTAATAAAAAAACTACTAAAAGCACAAGGATTAGACGATTCTTCACCTAATCCACCACCACAATCTCCTAAAAACGAAGAGGTTATTTCAAATCGATAATTTGTTCATAAGTTCTTGTATAATTTTTTTTTATTATTATTGGTATTGTAAAATAGAATTGAAGGTTTATTATATATATCAATAATAACACGAACTTCTTAATATTCATATATATAAAACAATTATTAAAAATTAATTATATATAGATGGATTATAAACGAATACAATTCGATTCAATCGGTATCGGATTAAATGATATTACCGACTTGGATTTGACTAAAGATGGTTATATTAAAACTTATTTAGCTGTTGGTGATGTTCCTAATTTACTTCATGACGTTACGAAAGATAATAATAATTTAAATCATATTCATAATTTTGTTGTTACAGATAAAGCTGTTGGTATTAATATCCATAGAAGTAATATCTATCAACAGCCTAACAATTCATTAATTGTATCTGGAAATATTCAATGTTCTGGTTCAATACATGCTGAAAATATTATCCTCGATAATGAATTGTCCTTAAATCAGAATTTAGCAACTTTCAATCAGGTCTTAAATAGGTTATCATCGCATTTATTATTTTATCATGTAAAAAATTATTTAGAAAATAATATTTATACTACTCATAATATTATTATAGGTAATGAAGACATATCTAATAGTAATTTAAACCCATTAAAAATATCTAGACATTGCAATAACAATGCTAATAATATTCAATTCATTATTCAAAATAATGATTTAACAAATGACGCAGAACCGACTAATGTAAGTATGGGTATTATTGGTAATATCAACACATCTCCCGCGCATATCATAACATCTTCCAATATGCCTCTTCATTTTAATATAAGCAAATCAAAATCGAATATGAACGAGTTATATAAAGACTTTAGTGACTTGCCAAATTATACAACAACTACATATCCTTCATTGTCATTGGATGTTAATGGTTCGGTAGTTATAAATAGAGATACAATTCCAAATCAAATAACTTATAATAAATATTATTATGAAAATAAAATAACTGTTAGTTCTGTAACTGAATATCCTAAGTTATATGTAAATGGTGCTGTTTATGCCGATAACATACTTATTTATGATTATATAACTAAAAAACCAGTTAATTTAGATAGTATTTATATTAGACAAGGAACTGCAGGAGGCCTAACATTGCAGGCAAATCAAATTTTAGGCGGTAATTTTAATAAAACCGAATTTACATTTAATTCGAATGTTTATATTGGCGGAAATGATAATAGTAATTATAAATTAAAAATTTATGGAGACGCTGAAATAACTAATAATATCAATACAAATAATTTGATAACGTCTTCATTAACTGTAAATAGTAATATGAATGTAACTGGAAATGGTTATTGTGATTTTAAGAAATTATGCTATTTTACAGCGGAAACTTATTTCAATAATATCACTTGTTCTGAATATATATCTACAAAAACTTTAGATATCACTGGAAATTTATTGATTAACGGCACTAATATAAATTTAATGGGATATAACACCACAATTGCAGGAGAAATAGCTAATTCGACTGTAACCAATTATTTGAATGTCGGTGGTAAAACAACTGGAATAACTGATTTAAATTATAATGGTGAAATATTGAATATTTATAAATTCAGAGATAGTCAAATACAAAAATTTGAAATCTTATTGAATGATACTACTATAACTCCATATGGTTCTATTGCATATATCGGACATAGTCCTTTGAATATGTTGCAAAATGAAATAGACAATTCTTTAATAATATTGACACAAAATAATACATCATGGAATAATATTTATTTTTATGCTGGAAAAGATAAAGCAAATATAAAAACGACCGTTCCAAATTTGGCAATAATGGAAAATAATAAAATCGGTATAAATACCATAAATCCCGAAAAAACATTAGATATTAATGGCGATATCATAGCCAATAAATATTTTTTTAGAAATGGAACCTCTAATTATGAATGCAAACTTCCTATTATTTATAATAATTACAATAATATAAATAACTTGAATATTAATATTATTCAAAGTGATATCATCGCAAACCCACAAAAATTAAATATCAAAGGTGGCATAAATTCTTATGATGGTTATTATGAAAATAATTCAAAATTATGTTCTATCAAATATTTGAATGGTTCAACATCAGATGCTGTAATTGATAATACTAATATAGGAATTGGGACATTGTTAAATAATCAAAATATAACAATGTCATTACAAATAAGAAACAATTCTAAGAACAATAATAAAATTAATAATAGTGTTATTAGTTTTTATCGTTCTCTCGATAATTCCAAATATTCAGGAATAGAATTTTGTGATGATTCGACTAATTTGAGTATTGTAAATAAAAATAAATGGTATATTTATAAAAATCATATTACAGACGATTTTAATTTTACAGGACCACTTCAAATTGGTTATATGAAAAATAGTTATAAACCGGCTAATTCTTGTATCAATCTATATCATAACAATTCGAAATATTATATTGATATAAATAATCCGATTACTTATAATTCGGCTGAAGATTTTACAAATAATAAAGAAACCGTTAGAATTTATGGGAACGTTAAAATAAGTGGTGATTTAGATTTAGACGGTTCCATAAATATCAAAGGAAACTATAAATTCAATGATAATAATATCTTATTTTCGCCTAATCCTGTTGAAAAGATAATAACAAAAATTTATTCGTTGGGTAATAACGTTTATTATTTTGATACTATCTTATCGTCGAACCATCCCAAAAATATTTCATTCAAGAATTCTAATTTGGCTTCTGTTATTAATAATAATATCACTGATGACAATCTCAATTTAAATTTGACTTTAAATATTAACAATTCTTTATCCAATTATAATATAAGTTCTAATATCTATTCGTTAAATTCTAATTTGAATTCAGCTATTATCAATTATTCTAATATCAATAATGTTATCAATTATGACGAAAATCTAAAAACGGTTATTACTACTTATAAAACAACTAGTCATAATAATTATTTGACTTATATAAGTCAAAATACTGGCTCTGGAATTATTTTTACACCTACAAATTTAATACAATCAGCAGAAAGTAATAAAAATTATGCTTATAGTAATTATATTATTTCTAGTAATATTTATGAATCAGTCAGAAATATCAAAACAAAACCAATAATTACTATTACTACTACCAATAATTCATTTGAAAATATGAATAATATAAAATCTTCTTATGCTTCAATAACTTATAATGATGATATAAATATTATTACAAGAGTTAGTTCGAATGTTTATTCATCTTCTTTGGATACCATCTCTAATGCAAATACTTATAATAATATCCCAATTGTTTCGCCGTTCAATCAAAGCTATTTGACGTCAGTTTCGAATGATATGGTAATAATGTCTAATCATTATGTCGCAAATTCTAATTATTATAATTCCTTAGTATCGACAACAATACAAATAAGCGATTATACTGATATTTTATCTTGTAATTATAATTATTCTACATTAAATTCAAATAATATTTATTTGAATAGTAATAATTTTATAACTTACAACTCGAACTATTCTAATTTGAATTTATCTATAATAACACCCGTTAAGAATGTTTCGATTATAAATTTAAATAATTCTAAATCAAATTTAGATTTGGCTACAAAGATTTATAAAACATTGTCTTTACCTTCTCGTAGTTATTTGAGTTATGCCCAAAATGCAAATACTATCATAAATACTTCAAGCAATTTGAATATAAACATTACAGCAACAGCAGCTTCTTATTCTAATCTTGCCACCAACTATTCAATAACTTCTAACATCTATTCCAGATATGTATATTTGAGAACTGTAGAAACTTACAACGATAATAATAACAGTAATTATTATATATTCAACGCGGGTGCAGGTTCAACTTCTTGTAATGTAGTCAAAAACAATTCTCTGAGTAATTTGAATTATTCAACTAATTTATATTTGATTTCTACTGATATCTATAATACCTTAAATACAATAAAAACAAATATACAGCCCTTAATACCTATTGCTGATAGTTATTCTAATCTTGCTTATGCTAATTATACAAAAGCTATTTCTAGTAATATAAATTTTTCAAATATTTATAATGATAGATTTTTCATTCATGATATTGATAATATTAATAATATCAATAATTGTAATCAAATTGTTGCATCAAATATTTATGCGAATACATCCAATTATGCTAATCTTTTAAATACAATTACTACAAATATCGCGAATTATGTATCAGATGCATTGATTAATTGTAATTATGCTTCACAAGTTTATAGGACTTGTTCTAATGTTGATATCAATAAAAATGGCATAATAATAAATGATTTAATTTTTAGTAATTATATTAATGCATCTAATATTTTAATTTCATCGTCAAATATAACTGATAAAATCGTTAATAATTATGCTGATTTATATAATAACATTAATTTGGCAAAAAACATTTATAAACCATCTATAACAACTAATACCAAATTAGCATCAGATAGATTATTAAGTTCTATAGATACCAATCTACAGATTTATTTAGATAAATCAGGTTCTAATCGTGTTCTTGCGAGTAATTTAGATTTTGATATTTCTAAATATGACCCTGATTATAATGAAAAACTTGAATATTATCAAAACTTACAAGAAATAGGAAGTGGAATTAATAAAATTAAAAGTTTTATTAATTCTGAAAAAGATGTATTCATTACTTATAAAGCTAATCTTGTGACATTATTCGCTGGATATATCATAGAAGAATATTTAACAGATGCTTATCAAAAACTCATGAATATGGCTGATATTTGCATAAATCTCTTAACGGAACTAGATGCCGACGCTTCGAATTTATCTAATTATTCAACTCAATCGGCGATATTACTCGAATTAATCTTACATATTACAAATAAATATATAAATTTTATAAATAAAAGTTTTGATTTTGCTAATTCGGCTTCTCAAGTAGTCGCAGCAATAACTGACCATATCGGCATTTATGTGATTTCATCATTATCTATTTTGCCTTTGTTAAATTCTATGAGCGAATATGCAAATGTTTATTTAAATAGGTCATGGGCTGTTATTTCACGTCAGATAGTATTATTTGCGAGTGTTTCATATTCCTTAAATGCCCTGATACCAACAGAGACGCCAATAAATAGTCAAGAAGGTCAAAATACAGACGTTTTGATAATAGGTAATAATATTAAATTATTGCCTACGAAATCGTTATTAATAGGACATGCGAACGACTATTCAAGATGGATAGAGAACGTTGATGAACAAATAACAGCGGCTTCTTCTGCATATATTTATAATTATAATCCAAATAGTTGTTCTTGTAGTTTTAATGTTAAGGCAAATAAATTCATATCATCAACAGAAAATTCATTGGCCTTAAAAACTTCATCGGCTATTGATATTAATTTGGTCGATACGTCAATAGCCGATTATCATAATTCGATGTTTGACGGGGTATCATTGAAATTATCTCATATTTATAGACGAGATAATTTAGAATTAGTAAATGCAACATCAAATAATTCTATATTTGAAATTGTAAGAAAACAGAATTTGAATAATCCTTATTTTAGTATTTATACGAATGATATCAATAATATTTTTAATATCGGTGGTGGTAATTTCTACGATAGCAATTATAACTGTGTTGTTCAAGACGCAGTAGTTCATATTAATGAAAGCACTGCCAATTATTTATTAAAATTGACAAATCCTTCTAATAATCCAGCTTCTATTGTTTTATGTAACAATACAAATAAATGGACGATTTCAGCTTCAGACAAATTAAATTTTATTTATAATACAAGTTCTATAATAAATATAAATTCTAATGGACTTTCAATAAATACAACTTCTAATAATTCAACAGTAACTATTAATAGTTTAACAGATAAAACTTCATTGGAATTAAAAAATACTTATAATATATCACCTATAAAGACATCATTAATTACATTAAAACAAAAATTACTAACTGAATATTCACCAAATGGTTTAGTATATTCGAAAAATACAGATACAGATACTTATGACATTTCTAAGACATCATTTGAAGTATATTGTAATGTAGAAATAAATTCTATTAATTATGTATTTTCGAATGTCATAGTTAGTTATAATAATATCAATGAAACAAATCCATTCACATTTACAGCAAATACCGTAAATTTATTACCAAAAATAAATCTGAATAATCCTAAATTATCATATACAATTAATAATTATAATACTTATTATCATACATTTAATTTTGGAGGTAATTCATATACAATAACTTATATAACTCCTACAGCGAATAGTGTAACTGAATTTTATGTTTCTTCATTGTCGGTTATTGGTTCTCAACCATATGATTATTTACTATCTACGGTATTGCGACAATCAAACACTCTTGAAACTGATTATATTACAATAGCCATTGATTATGTTATAGGTGTAAATAAAATCAAAGTTAGAAATAACATATATTTCAATAAATATAAAACATTTCAAATAGAAACATTAAATTTAACTTTGAATAGATACAATTATGACCTTAATAGACCTGTAAATATAGTTCCAACTAGTTTATATAATGGTAGTTTTAGCAATACCATAACTAAGACAATAACAAATAATTATGTTACAATTTCTAATACTTTGAATTATTTGAAAACATTTGAACCGGCAATAGTAAAACATAGATATTCTTCAACACCTGAATATAAAACAATTAATTATCCGGTTTGCATATTTGAATTAATTTATAATATTCCTATAAATATAACTGTTATTGATTATTATGATTTGTATTTTGATAAAGACAATAATTTAGACCAAACTAAATTAGAAATTGAATATATCAATGTATATGCCAAAAAACCAATAATAAAACAATTAAATATTTATAATAATAGTCATAATATTTATAGTTATACTGACGATTATGAGATTTATTTGAATGATAACAAACTTTTGAATATCAATTCTATTGGCACTTTGACAACGGCGGGAAATATAGAAACTAATAATATATATTTAAAAGGAGATATTTATAATTCCGATGGTATATCGTTATATGATAATATCTTATCACTAATGAATAATATTTCATCTACGGCCAATTTAGAATTACATTCTAAAAACATTGTTTTAAATCCTGGCGTAGGTTTAAATGATTATTATAAAGGTGGTGTTTTAATCAATGGCAATAATATAAATGAAATTAATAATAATATATTTCAAATTAATAATTATAATGGAAATGATAATTTACTTACTTTAAATTCAGGTAGTTCAAATTCCTTCGCACATTTTATAAGCAAAGTAACTCAACCAGGAACATTTAATAACGTTAATTCTATTTATAGGATTGGTAATTCTAATGGTGTTTTTGCAATTTGGAAGGATTTAACAACAATACCTTATAATAGTAGTTATTTTATAGATGGCAAAACATTATATAATGAAGCTTTAACAATTAGTAATGTTGGTTCTACTTTTGTAATTCATACAAGTGGAACATTTACATGGTCTTCAGATAAGAGACTGAAGACAGATATAAAAAAAATAGAAAATGCATTAGATAAATTGATATCATTAAATGGTATAACTTATAAAACAAATACTGACGAAAATAGAAAAACAGGTTTAATTGCTCAAGAAGTTAATGAAGTATTACCCGAAGCAGTATTAACTGATAATAATGGATTTTATAGCATAGCATATGGTAATTTGGCGGGTTTGATAATAGAAGCAATAAAAGAACTGAAAACAGAAATTGATTTAATTAAATCAAGGGTTCAATTCTAAGAACTTTACATATTTTTCTATAAGCCGTTTGATTATATGGAGTTTTACCATTTTCAATATCGCAGATATAATCGGCTTTTAGGCCACAATAAATTTTTTGTGCTAATTGAAGCTGAGTTAAGTTTTGAGCATTTCTAGCAAATATAATCGCATCTCGTTGTTCTTTACTATAATAAGTAGCTTTAGGCATTTCGCCGTCTTCGTCAATAACTGGTCTATGAATATGAATATTAGAACATGATTTTGTTTTTGTAGTGATATTATTCTTTTTTTTATTTTGATTATTAATCAGAACGACCGGTTTAAGGTCTTGAAATGATTTATAACCGCTTTTATCCATTGATATTTTATAATATTACAATAATAATCATTTTTTTCGAAATCGATATAAACATTTGATAATATTATAATCTAAAATGACAAACACCCAACAAATTATCAATAACTTCTCATCATCTGTCGACCTTACTAAATCATATACTCTAGCTGAACTAACGACCCTATTAAAAAGCGCATATAAATCAAGTGGTAATAAGAAATCAGCCGATGGAGCTGAAAAGGTTAAAAAAGCTCCATCAGCCTATAACATCTTCATTAAAGAACAAATGGAACTACTAAAAAACGATGGAGCAAGTCCAAAAGACAGAATGCGACAGGCAACAGCCAATTGGAATAAAAGAAAAGCAGAAACTAAAGAACCAGTTGTAGAACAAGAACCCGGAACCGAAAGCGATGAATAAAAAGTCCAAAATTATGAACTTTTTTTCAATTTTTATTTTTTCAATTGCATTCTTGCAGAGTTGCTCGAACTCTCATGATTGCTTTACCCAACCGATTAGTTCCCTTCCATTCATTCATGGGCGTGACGAGTGTTTCGCTGATATTCAACCCGTTCCCCCAGATTTTATCATAAGGAGAGCATTCGACGAAAATCTTATCATTCGTTTCCAGCAACTTCTGACGCAATTCGGGATTTTGCGAGAACTTGGCGAGATTTGCCTTATAGACAACCTCATCGGCGACAGCATTCCATTTATCTTCGTCAAAATTCTTGACAAGCCGGCCAATAGATTTTTGTTCTTTAGGTTCGGCTAAATTCATAATTCTGAAGTGCGATTCGAAGTCTTCGAAAACAACAGCCTTCTGAGCCATCATATATTGTTCGCAACAGTTATATTCCACATCATCAATAACGAAATGAGAAATAAACCATTGTGAAGGATATCCAGACTTGAAATAAACACCGGCTTCATTTTCATAAAACTTTTCGTTATGCAGAGACATTGCTATAATGTGAAAATTATATCAATAATTTAAATCATTTTTTTTAACATTTACATTAAAAAAATGATTTATTTATTTTAAAAACAAATGCAATATGGCAGAAATTAATAACCAACGATTGACAAGAATTGATTTGATTAATAGTATCAAAATACATTTCTTGAATAAGGGTCTATTATGTCAAAACTTGGATAAGATGAATAAAAACAAATTATTAGAATTTGCGATTGAGAATGAAGTAGATTTTATAACCAAAGAACAATTGAAAAACGAGATAATAGATATAGAAACTTATAATTCAATGAGAGATGTTATTTATTGTAATTTTATTAAATATGAAAATATACCTTATGAAGTAGTTTCTAACATTGATACAAATACTACAATAGAAGAAATGCAAATAATTATAGATAAATATAATTTAAAATATGAAGATAATTTCAAGAATATGAAAGACCTAATATTCAATATCTACAAATCTTATAAAACTTATTGTGAAAATTCTTCTCTCAAAAATGAATGTTCTTATATTACTCTTCCTAGTATTATAAAAGCACTTAAGAAGATTGTTTAAATTTCCTTAAATGTTTTTATGAATAATGCGGCGGTAGTTTTGGTATTGACAATAGGTTTAGGATAATCAATATTATTATATTGTTTTGTTTCCCAATTTAAGATAATTTTATTATCTACGTTTCTTAATTCTTCAACCCATTTTTTTATAAATACACATTCGGAATCGTATTTTTTCATTTGTAATGATGGCGAAAATACCCTAAAATAAGGTTGGCTATCGGTGCCTGTCGATGCACACCATTGCCAACCGCCATTATTTGAAGATGGGTCATAATCTACTAATGATTTAGCGAAATATTCTTCACCTTTTCTCCAATCAATCAATAAATTTTTAACTAAAAATGAAGCTACTATCATTCTACAACGGTTATGCATCCATCCGATTGTGTTTAATTGTCTCATGGCTGCATCCACAATCGGAAAACCGGTCATTCCTTTTTTCCATTTATTTAATAATTCTTCGTTTTCGTGCCATTTGATGACATCATATTTTTTAATAAATGAACCTCCAAATATATATGGAAAATAATAAGTAATATTTGCATAAAAATCATGCCAAAACAATTCTCTAATTATACCATGTTTTACGGGTAAATTATAATAAATTTCTCTAATACTAACACAGCCGAATTTAATATAAGCGCTTAATTTCGTTGTTCTGTCTAAGAATGGATAATCTCTGTCTTTATCATAATTATCAAAAATACCTTTCTTCAATTTTGCGAGAATTTCTAACCCTTTTTTACGACCTCCATTAACTGATATCATTTTATTTTCATCGGGTCTCAAATAATTATATTTATCTAATGATTGTTTATTGTCAGTTATAAATTTAAATTTGGTATTTGTCAATAATGAACGAGGCTTTTTTATTATACTTTTCTTATAAAATGGCGTAAATTTTTGATAAGGTTCTTTATTATCTTTCACTATTTCGCCGATGTTATGTAAAGTGTAGTCTTCGAATGTTATTAATTCAACTTTTTTCTCATTGGCCCATGCCTTAATTTCTTTATCTCTTTTTATAGCATATGGTGTATAGTCGATATTAAAAGCTAGATTATCAAATTTATATTTATTAAATAACGTTTCTAGAATTGGTATATCATTCGTTGATGTATAAAAGAAATTTGTAAAATCACTGATTTCATCAAGACTTTCAAACAAAAATTGAACAGCATTTTTAGAATAATATTTATTATCCGTTTCTTCTATTTGTTTTTTGTTAAATATAAATATCGGTATTATCTCGGTTTTTGGATATTTTTCAACTACCCTATTTAGAGCGGTATTATCGAACGTTCTTAAGTCACGTCTAAAGATAAATAAAGTTTTCATATTATTATAATAATATGAAACAATTATTATCCTTTGATGTCGGCATTACTAATATGGCTTATTGTTTAGCCAATGTAACAGATGATAATAAATTTAAAATAATTACGTTGTCTAAAGTTAATTTAAATTCAGATAAATCAAATATTCAAAATATGATTGATAATACCATCGAATTTTTAGATGATATTATGAGTGATAGTTCAATCGACATAAACGAACCTTTGATTATTCTCATCGAATGTCAAATGACATCAATTATGCGAACTATTCAGACATGTATAAATACTTATTTTAAAGTTCTGTCGAAACATCAAAGTTTAGATATTTCAACTACTTATATTTCTCCTAAACATAAATTAAAATTAATGTCAAATTATATGACATCTGATACTGCTGAAACAACAAAATATAAACAAAATAAGGTTGATTCCATTAATTTTACATTACATTTAATTTCAACGGTTGATAAATTCATGGATAATAAAATTATTGATATCATAAAATCACATAAAAAAAAAGATGATATTTGTGATGCTTATTTAATGTGTGCTTATTATTATTTAACTTTAAAAATTTAATATTTTATAATAATAGATTATATTAAATGACCGATTTTACAAGAGATTTAAAACTTGATGAAAAAAGAGAACGTTTTTCTAATACAGTTAAAATAAGTTCTTATTATAATGTATCAGAATATAATATTTTAAGTCAAATTATAATATGGATATATTACGTATGGTGGGGATTAATATTTTTGTCTATATGGATTGTTGCAGGATTATCAGCATTTTTTGCGTCTATTGCTTGTTTATTTTATGATTCATCGTTAGGTGATAAAATTGCTGGATTACTAATAGCTATGTTATTCGGTCCTTTCTATTGGTTCTTTTATATTTATAAATCAACTTATTGCAATAGTTATCCAGCTTATATGCCAGTTGTTAATTATTATGATTAGCAATTTTAGTCAGTTGTTTTATAACATCAGGAGAATAATTAGTTATTTTATTAGCTTCTATAGCATTTGCTAAATTTAACCAGAATTTATCTGATTTATATTTTTCATTAAATTTATTAATATCAATAATCGTTTTATATAACCATTTATATAATTTCATTTTGTTTTTTATACTACAATCATTATGATTATAGGGACAAGTCATTCCTCTGGTTAAATCTTCGTGATATATCGAAGATAAATGATAATTATTATCACTGAATAATGTAAAGTTATATGCATTGCATTTAATATGATATTCAGTATAATCTAAAAAGACGTCTGAATCGTCGATAATAATAATATCACTTTCTTTTGTTGCTTTTAGTCTTGGCAGTATTTTGTTTATTGATTTTTTGAAACCATTATTAATTTTTTCATTACAAAAACAATCAGTTCTGGTGAATATAGGTCGGTTAAATTTAATCTTATTTTCTTTTTCTATTATTTTTATTTGTGTGTTGGCCCAATTTTTTGTTGATGCAGTATAAATATAAAACGAAACATTCGCATTATACATTTCTTTCATCTTATTCATAAAATAAATAAAATGAGGTCTTAACAATTTATTATTTTGGTTATAATAAGGTGCTAGGGTTTTATTTATATTTATATTTGGTCCTTTGTATTTCTTAATAAAATTGTGTTTTGAAAATAGGGCAATTTGATATTCACAATTTCCTATCAATGTATTATCTAAATCGATTATAAATATATACTTCTTCATTTTATTTACTAGTAGCAAATAAAATATAATATTACTTACTATTAAATGACTAATTCTGAACTGTGCGATAAATGGAAAATTGATAAAACTATTAATCCTATTAATAATCGTAAAATTAAATTGAATGGCACAACTTATAAATATATCTCTAAATTATGTGATGATATTAATAAACCCGATGCAAAAATAACTATCTGTAAAAAATGGATAGCAAACAAAAATAAAAATCCTATAACCAATGGCAAGATTAAAGAAAATGGAAATAATTATAATATTTTTTCGAAATTGTGTTATAACAAAAAGATATTAAACGTATTTAATCCTATCCTCAAACGTGTTACTAAGAATATTATTGATAGAATTAATTATTTTGTCATTATTAATAATTATATAAATAAAATAAAAACTGAATTAAAATATAATTGTATTAAGAAAATAAACAATGAATTGCATTTGGGTAATCAGATTATTTTAGATAAACAAGTAGGCCATCCTGGAAGCTATGGTGTTGTTTATCATGGTCATTATATTCCGACAACAATACAAAAAAAGGAATTAGGAAAAATATTTAAATTTGCTGTTAAGATTTGCGAAATTACTAGAAAAAACAGGAAAGAAATAAAAATAGGAAAAAAACTAACACGACTTTTAGTTGATATGAAATGTCCGCATTTTCTATTTTCTTACGGATATTTAACATGCAAAAATAAAAAATCCGATTTTAATGAAATTCGATTTGCTAATAATGGTTATTTCATAATAACCGAATTAGCCGATAATACATTATCTTATTTTATCGGAGATTTATACGGCAAAGAAGGTTTTAACGATATTCTTCGAAATGCATTTATTCAGATTTATCTTTCAATGATGTTTTTTAATAAATATGCTAAATATAATCATAATGATACTCATATTAATAACTTTCTATATATAAAAATCAAAGAAGGCGGATATTTTCATTATAAATTATTTGGCATAGATTATTATGTTAAAAATATTGGGTATTTATGGGTTATTAATGACTATGGTTTAGCTTCTACATTTACTTCAATAAAACATGATTTAGAATACTTCACCAATAATATGATTAAAAATATTGTTCAATTAGGAATATTTGAAGATAATACAACTAATTTTTTTATGGATTTGATGAAATTATTAAAAAAGAAAAATTGCAGATTAAATGATATTATTATTTTTATGAATACTATGTTTTATCGAGATTTCACAACAAATAAACCAGCTAATATCATTAATAAAACTCCTTATATAATAGAATGAATAGTTTAAATTGTGATAAATGGAATGCAAATAAAAAAATAAATCCTTTAACAAACAAACGAATAAAAGAAAACGGTCCCGTATATAAAAAGCTAAGTAAAATGTGTGATAATAACTTAAAATTGCATTGTGATAAATGGACCGCTAACAAAACTATAAATCCCTTAACCAAGAAACGAATAAAAGAAAATGGTCCGATTTATAATATGTTCAAAGTAGCATGCGCTATAACAAAACCACCTAAACGAATATCATCAGATATTAACGACAGAATTAATTATTATAATATTGTAAAAAAATATGTGGATGATATCAAATTGAAACATAAAAACAATTGTATTAAGTTTTATAAAATTGACCATGACGAAGTTCAATATAGTGTCGGTAGTAATATTATTTTACATAAAAAATTAGGTCAAGGTGGATTTGGTGCTGTTTATAGTGCTTATTTTAGACCTTCTGACATTACCAAAAGAGAATATTGCAAACAATTTAAACTAGTTGTTAAAATTTGTGAAATAACAAATCAAAATAGACTAGAAATAGAAATTCTTTTGAGATTAACTCAACTTACTACAATGTATAAAATATGTCCCCATTTTCCTATTACATATGGATATTTAGTATGTAATAAATATAATTATTCTTATAGTAATTCTATGATATCTTCTGCGCAATCATCAACTTCTATATATCAACTAAAAAGCCAAAGTGAAGATTTTATGGATAAACCTAATTTATATTTAATTGTCAATGAATTAGCAGATTCATCATTAAGAGACATTATCAGACGTAATTCTGATATTAATATTGCTATTAATATCATATTACAATCAATGATATCTATAGTATTTTTTCAGAAATATATAAAAGTATCACATCGAGACACTCATGAAGGTAATTTTTTATGTCATCGTATAGAACCTGGTGGATATTATCATTATAGAATTTATAAGACTGATTATTATCTTGAAAACATCGGCTATTTAATGGTTATTAATGATTTTGGATTAGTTCGAACATTAACTAATAAAATGTTAATGTTCGATTTTACCAAGTTTATATCATCATTTCTTAAACATAATTCTTCAAATCCAAGATTAGATATAATTGCCCATTTTATGAAAAGTGTAATTAACAAATTTATGTTGATTGATATTGAATCTTATCATAACTTACAATTTGCATTTTATAAACATCTATTTAAAACGATGAATTTAAAATTCCCAAATCATTTTATGACATCCCGACCAGCCAATGTCATAAATAAAACTCCTTATATAATAGAATAATATATGACAATATTTTTTAAAGTTAAAACTGATAGTAGTAGTAGTTCTTCTAAATCGAGTAATAAAACTTTAGAAAAGCGAATTTCTTATTTTAAGTCAGTTAATCAACATATACAAAGTCTGCATAAACATGACCCTTATAATTGTTTTAAATTTAATAATGATATTATTGCTATAGGTAACGACAACGATAAAAATCATATAATTTTAGATAAAAAAATAGGAACTAAAAGTGCCTATGGTAGTGTTTTTATATCACATTTCAGACAACCAAACGGAAAAATATTAACATTTACAACTAAAGTCGTCGATAGTTCTAAGAATTATAATAATATCGAAGCGAATGTCCTAGAATTTCTGACTGAATTAAATGTCAAATATAAAATATGTCCTAATTTTCCTATTTGCTATGGTGTTCTAAGATGCAATAATTTCTTTCAAGAACAAGATAAAATTAAATTAAACGATAAGTTAAATTATAAGAAGTTATTATTCACTTTTAATGAATTGGCTGATAACGATTTGTTTCATTTATTCGATACAAAACAATATACATCTAAAATTGTATTGAATGCATTATCACAGATATATATGAGTATCATGTTTTTTCATAAACATATTCAGGCATATCATACAGATTGCCATGCTGGTAATTTTTTATATCATAAAATAAAACCGGGTGGTTATTTTCATTATAAAATTAATGGTAATGATTATTATATCGAAAATATTGGCTATTTATGGGTAATTTGGGATTTTGGTTTAATCGTTCCTTTTAAAAAAATTAAATATCCAATAGAAGAAGATTTTATTTATAATAAAAAATATCCAATTAATTATGATTATTTATATATCCTAAAGAAAGGTCTAAATCATTTTAATGTAATTAATACCAGATATATATATAATAGTCTAATTAAATATACATATGTTTATGATTTAACTAAAATGCCTCAATTAGTTGAAGAAGTATTGGCCTTACTTGTAAAATACAGTGATGGCTGTTTTTTAACTTCTTTGCCTTCAAGAAATAGTAAAATAATTAATCGAGTTGCATATCAATATTAAAATAATAGATATTTGTTATTTTTTTTAAATAAAAATAATAAAAAATGAAATGTTATTATTTGTATTTATATTATACGATGTCCTCCGTATCTACTACCAATTGCAATTTGAATTGTATTTGTCTGAATAATGATTGCTTATATGCTCATTATATTCCATACAAAGAACGAAAGATTGTTAAACGGTTTTATGATGCCATTAATGGGAAAAATATCAACGAACCAAACATTGACAATCGAAAGAAAAATTGCACCTTCGGACAGTTATGCGAAAAAGAAACATGTGGTTATAAACATCGTCTTTCTTTCGCTGACAGAGAAAAATTAATTGTTTCTTATAAATTCAATAAAATCTGTCCGGAACCTTCTCAAGTTGCTAAAACATCCAATACAAAATCCGATGAACCGCAACTTGACATTCAAAATTCGTTTTCACTCCTTGAGGACGAAAAAGAAGAAGAAATTGTTCATGAGATTAAGACCGACAACAAAACAAAGTCATGGGCTTCTATTGTCAAAAACGACAAACCAATTTTTGAAGAAGAAGAAGTTGTCGCTGTAGTAGTAGCAGCAGTTAATACGACTCTTAATTGGGAAGACTGCGCTGACGACGATTTCTATATGAATTTCGAATAAAACTTCGATATTTTAATAATAAAAACAAAATAAATATTCTTTTTGTTTTTTTTAATTATATTTAAATAGATAATGACTAAAACAAAACCAAAAAAATATAGAAGAAACACAAAAAGGAAGGGTGGTGTTTTAGATGATAAATTTAAAGAAATATTTAAAAATGTAGATGATTATGTACATTCAACAGCTAATGAAGACAAAATAACTCAAGATATGATACACCAAATTATTGATTTATATGGTAAAGAAATAATAGACTTACAAGATGTGATACCATTACAATTACAAGATTTTATTGGTACAGATAATAATTTAACTAATCGTAGAGAAATAGTCAAAATATTATCTAATATAAAAAAAATAGTAGAAGAAAAATATGATAAAAAATCATCGGTTGAAGAAGGATTAATAGAAGCATTAAAAGCACAGCAATTACAAAAACAGGAACCTCAAATACCTATAAAAAAAGATACAAACCCACTACTAGCAAGAGCAAAAGCAGCAGTAGCAAAAGCAGCAAAATCAGTAGTATCAAGATTTTCATTTCGAAGAGATACAAATAGTTTAGGTGCTAATATTGAACAAATAAAAATAAAAATAAAAGACATAAACATAACAAATAAACCAAAATTTATAGAAAAACTTCGAGAACAATTAAAAGCATATGCAACTATATTATTACAATGTAATTTAACAACTCAAATTGATACAATAATTGATGCAATAGAAATTATTAAAAAAGCAATCAAAACATTAAATACAACTACTAGTAATGATGTTACATTATCATATTTAAAATCTAACGAAATAGAAGAATTAAATTCACGTTTTAACATAGCATTTACTTATATTACTTCAGTAATAGCTGATATTAAAAAAGAATCAAAAACAAAACCTAAGACAACAGATGAAATTGATGCAATAACAGTACAAATTCAAGAAGCAATAATAGAACTTATTATATTAGATGAAAATGATGAAAATGCTGATATAGATACAGGTGTTTTATCTGATTTATTTGACCAATTAATAGCGATAGTTAGCAAATTCGATAGTCCCGATAATACAAAAATAATAGAAAATTTAAATAGCTTTAAAACTGAAATAATAAGTATAAAATCTTATAATTATTTAAACAGTCGTATTAAAATAATAGCATATTTTATATTAGAAATAAAAAATATTGTATCATCTTTAGCACCATCACAAGAAGAAGAAGAAGAACCACCACAAGAAACTAAAAAAACACTATTAGGACGATTAGGACGATTAACAGGAAAAATATTTAAACCTAAACCTAAATCTGAACTTAAATCTGAACTTAAACCTGAAGATGATATTTATGTATTATTAGAACAAATAAAACTAATAATAAATGATGCTATTAACAAAAAAAGCATAACACATTATTTATATGTTAACCTACTACTCGTTTTATATAAAAAATTATTAGAAAAAATGCAAAATTTCGATGTTGTTAATTTTGATAAAATTACAGAATTAACAACATCGTATAATAATTTAAATGAAATAATAACACAAAATTTTAATCATGATAAATTAGATTCTAAAACTATTAAAATATTAGAAACAGCAATGCAAACAGCAGATAAAATAGTAACTAAATTAATACATCCTAAACCAGATATAGAATATATAAAATCATTATTACAATACAGACACATAAAATCTGTAATTGAATCACAAAAGTCAAGCGAAATAAAATATAATTTAAATTCTAATGATTTAGATAATACTGATATAATAGCAAATATAGAAGCAAATTCATCATTATTATTTAGTAGATTAAAAACATTTATACTTTTAGATATTAAAAATTATATAACTTATTTACATAATAATTATGATTCAGAACCTAAATGTAAAACAGATTTAAATAAATTGATGTTTATATTTATACCATTTATTTATATGTTTATTAATGACTCAGGATTTATACATACAGATGATGATGATAAAATATATGATTATAAAAAAGTAAATTATAAATTATTTAAAGATTTATTCACACAATTTTCACAAATACCTGAAACATTAAATGATTTATTTAAGACATATGTAACAAGAAATTCTTTAATTAATGATATTATTAGTATTATCGAATTATTATTATTATCTAATTATTTGAATTTAAATTATTTATATTCTCAAATATGTATAAATATATATTTATATGAAACTAAAAATTCTGGTAATATTTTAAGTAATAAACATATACCTAAAAAAATTGATAGTATTTTACATTTTATAATGAGATTATTTACAAATACATTATGCTATTATTTATATAATATTTTTATGTATACTTTTTATAAACCAACAAGTGAATTAAATAATATACTAGAAATATTAAATTATAATATATCTACACGAGATATAGAAAAATTTAAAAATTTTAGCGAAGAATCAATTTATAAAATTCATACAGCAAATATTAATAAATATGAATTATTATTAATATTAACACGTCTTTATTATGAGAATAGTAAAAAATGTACATATACAAGAAGAATGTATGGTGGATATGGTGTAGAAGCAATAAAACTAGTTGATATGTCATATGAAAAACCGTCATATTTATTAAATCATACTATAATGGATTTATGTCATTTATTAAAGTTTTATAAATTTGTTAAAAAAGAAGTTTTTAATGAAGATAAAAAAAAATCTTATTCAGATTTAATCCTTAGTCCAGATATAAAAAATATATATATAGATATTATACAGAAAAATCAATAAAAAATGATTTTAAAATTTTATTTTTATATAAATAAATACGACAATGGAGGGTTGTTTATATAAGCAGTATCTGACTGATAGTTATTATTTGGTTAGTGGTGTTGCGTCATATTTCATTTTGGTGAAAGATTTCGTTATATTTAGCGAAAGGTTTATTCAGAAAGATGAATTTCATATGCATCATTCGTTAATTGATTATACTCCGGATAATATTAAGATGTTGCTTGACAGTTATGAAAAATTCGAAAATAATGTTGATTATGCGAATTTGAAGGATTTCTATCAAATTATTTATGAAGATAGAAAATATTTCATTAGAACGTGGAATGACGTTTATGAGTTCGTTGTAAATAATCATTAAAAAAAAAGATGCCAATAGTTATATCTCAATGATAACTTTTGGCATTTATACTAAGGTACCTATGAATATATTTCAAGCAGGTATAAATAAGAATTTTATTTCTCAAACATTGAGAATTAATAATCCAGAATTTAATTATTTTTATTTTGATGCAAATGATTGTGAAAAATTTATATTAAATAATTATCCTAGTTCCGTCTATGATACTTATAAAAAATTAATACCTTTCGAATATAAATTAGACCTTTGGAAATATTGCGTTTTATATAAATACGGTGGTATATTTATAGATGATAAATATGACGATAATATTAAATTGATTAATCTTATTGACCGTAATTATTTTGTTAAAAATAAAAATCATTATTATAATAAGCCTTTAGTCAATAGCGATTTTATTATTACAAAAAATAATAATCCAATTCTTAATATCGCTATCTATGAAATCGTTAAGAATGTCAATAATAATTATTATGGAATTGATGTTACTTATCCTACCGGTTCCGGTTTATTAGGAAAGCTATTTAAAGAAAATAATTTAATGGCAGAGTTATGTTATAATGATGGTGAAATAAAATTCAATAATAATATTATTATGAAAACAAAAAACAATTATAATAATTCCACAAATACCAATTATTTATGGATGACAAAAAGAATATATGATAAACAAAAATGACTTTTGTTTATTTTTTCTCTTGCTTTTTTGCTGCTCTGCTCAAAGTGTCTTTATGACGTCGTTCAAATCGACGTTACAATTTTTATTTTTCTCAACAAGTCTGCCATGATAGACTTTTGTGACTTCATAACCAATTCCGATTTCATTCACCTTATAGGCTATGAAATCGTCCGACCAACAAGTCATAGTGAAAATCAACTCAATCAACACCTCGCTTTTGATATCATAAACTGCGAATGTATGATTTGATTTGAAATATTTGATGAGTTTATCATCTTGGACCAGACGATAAGGCTCAACCAATACGCCATCAACTTTTTCAATTTGATAAGTATTGTCACCATAAATATAAGTGTCATCATCCATTTCGATAAATACTTCGACTAACTCGCTCATGTTTGGAGGGGAAGCTGTATATTAAACGCTTGATTAAGTCTAGTAAAAACAAGTATCATTTTTATATAAATTTACTTTAAAATAAATACAAATAAAAATTGTATAAATTTATTTATAATAGTATGAAAAATTGATTAAATAACTATCAATAATTATTTATCAATCAGCAATGGTGCATAGAATGATCATCATCGGATTTATCCTCATCGCAATGACTGAAGCTCGCAGCACAGCAGCAAGCCGCAATTATTTGAAGAATGTCGAGAAAGCCGTTCAAAAGAATTGCAACAATCGCGCCTTTCGTATTACGAACAACTCGGAAATTTTCGAGTGCATCAATAATAAGAAAGATAATTGTTGTGACCTTGCAAATTACACGGAGTATAATGCGATTAGGAACAATTGTATCACGGAATACCATGCCGAATTCGGTAAGGGTGTTATGATTTCGATTGCGATTTGGACGGTTATCATCGGTTTGTGTGCGATGAAAACCTACTAAAAATAAAATAGTCAAAAAGAAAAATTCAAAATTATGAGCTTAGTGATAAGTCATAATTTTGGGTTTTTTTCTTGTTCTACCATGCGATTACATTATTTAATAGACTATTTTCATGAAAATAAAGCCCTTCCTGTAATTTTTGATAGTAGAGATTGTTATGGATGGTATAAACCAGATAATAATAGTAGTATAGACATAACATTCAATTATTTTAAACATTACGATGAGATACCTGAAACCATTGAATATAAACGCCGAATCAATTATAAAGAATGGTTTCAATTCAAAAGCTATAATCAATTGGATTATGAAGGAACTATACCATTTATAAGAAAATACTTTTCACCATCTGACAAGATATTGAAAATTATAAAAACAATGGAAGAAAAATACAATTTGGATTATGAAAATATTTGTGTTTTGTTTTTTAGAGGAAATGACAAAGTAACCGAAGTAGAATTACCATCATATGAAGAATATATTCATTATGGAAAATATGTATTAAATTTATATCCGAATATAAAATTTTTAATTCAATCGGATGAAACCGAATTTTTAAATACAATGGCTAATCATTTTCCTAATCATATCATATTTAAAGACGAAATCAGACATATTCAAGACAAATCAACGACTGTCGATAAAGTTTTCAAAGAAAGTAATTTTCATTATTCTATGAATTATTTGGCAATAACAATAATAATGAGTAAATGTAAATATCTTATTGTGAATTCAGGAAATTGTGGGATATGGATAATGTTTTATAGAGAAAATGCTGATAATGTAATTCAATTTCGGGCTTGTAATTTTATATAAAGTTTATATATCCTAAATTAAATAAAATGGAATTGACTACTCAACATGATGGCGGATTTTTTTCCTGTTGTTCTGTTAGATTACATTTCTTAATAGAATTTTTCAATAAACATAAAGAATTACCTTATAGTTATGTCACTAAAAAATATTTTGAATGCAATAAAAGTCATCCTGACGAAGACTTGACATTCGATTATTTTGTACATTATAATAATGTTTATGGTGATATTCCCTATTCTAAAGATATAGAATTCAAAGAATGGTTTCAATACAAACAATTCGATAAATTAGATTTAGAAAGTCTATTACCGTTTGTGAGAAAATACTTTACACCAACTCAGAAAATATTTGATATTGTCAAAATGATGGAAGAAAAATATAATATAGATTATGAAAATATTTGTGTTTTGTTTTTTAGAGGAAATGATAAGGCAACAGAAATCGAGTTACCGGCAATTGATTATTATTATGAATATGGAAAAGCTATATTAGAAAAAAATCCTAATATTAAATTTCTAATTCAATCAGATGAAACGAATTTCATTAATGACATGAAAGAAGAGTTTCCGAATAATCTTATTTTCTATGACGAAATAAGACACATCTACAAAAAAAACACAACAGTAAATAAAGTTTTCAAAGAAACCAATTATCAGTATTCGTTATATTATTTCGCAATAACGCTAATAATGAGTAGATGTAAGCATATTATATGTAATTCTGGTAATTGTTCTTTGTGGATGGTATTTTATCGAGAAAAAATAAATAACATAGTTCAATTATCGGCATGTGAAGATTTGTAATTCCTAATTTCAAATCCTGAATTTGTTATAATGCCAAAATCTAAATTCCATTTAATTTTATTTCTATTTCTCCATATTTCATATGCTGTTTTAATATGATTATCTAATTCTTCTTCTGTAAAATTATTTATTTTTTTTATATGATTATTGATATTATCAATATTCTTTCGTCTTTTTGAATGGCCGTAATGAGTTGCCGAATGGCATAATTTACATAATGCAATAATTCTCACTAATTTCTGTGTTTGGGTCTCTTCGTTAAATTCCCATCGTTCATGAGCTTCTAAATATTTGTTTCGTTTTCTTCCACAACATTCACACCTATTATTCACTCTTTCATAAATATGATGTCTTATTAAATTCCAATCACAATCATTAAAAATAGACCTAACATTTTTAAAATAACTAGTTTTTGGTATCATATCTATATACAATTTATTATCACCAAATGTTCTATCTTCTCCTATAATTGTAATATCGGTTTTATATACATCATACATAGAACATAATTCATTATCTTCTTCGCAATACCATTTTTTAGCATTCGCATCCCATAATGCTCCCATATTCTTCGCTTTTTTCCGGTCATTATAAGGAATATTCAAATAAACCATTTTAAATCATTTCTATTTATATAAATAATGTTTAAATAAAAAGTCCAAAAAAGATTTTTGAACTTTTTTTTCTGTTATTTTTATATCGAAATCACGACGCTCTTAAGTTGCAGTTTGTTTTCGAACGATATCGCCAATTCGTCATATTCATCTTCATAAATATATTCATCGTCGTCGCGTTCATAAACCGAACCATAATATGCATTCTCGCCAATGACTTCTTCATCATCATAAACTTCGCCATTGTTGCTGATATACATTTCGAATGTTAAAAAATAATGATAATATCAATGTCAATTTATTTTGAATTTTCTTAAATTTTTATACATTTTTTATTTTTCATTTCAATTCAAAAAAAGTCCAAAACATCTTTTTGAACTTTCTTTTCTGTTCTTCCGTTCCTTAAATCGAAATTAATCTTGTAGCGGTGATAGGTTCAATCGAATGCGGGATAATATCTAACAATTCATCATCATATTCATAATCCGTGTCATAATCGCCACGATTATTATAATACGGGTCAATGTTGAAAATCTCATCATCTTCATAAACTTCGCCACCAATAATAAACATATTAAAACGCTTGATTGTTTTTAAAATAAAAAATATCATTTTTATTTTATTTTACGTTAATAATTATTCAAAATTAAAAAAATGATATTTTTGAATTTATTTCTAATTTAAATATGATTTATTATAAGGAATTGAATATTTTCTATGAATTGTTAGAAACGGAAGTATTAAATAACAATGGCATTATTTATGGAACCTATCCTTGTGAAAAACTATTAGCTATTTATAATAGAAGTTTATATTATATTGATAATAATCTTTTGAGCGATAATTTTTATAATATTGAATATGATAAAAAAACGATAGATAGATTTATAAAATCATCTAATATCAAAATAGCATTCAAACATGGAACAGACCATATTAATTTTTACTCGTTCGTAACTGATAATATAAATACCATTAATAATTTAAATATCTCAATCGAAATAACCATATCAAATGATGAGCCGCCTTATTGTAATAATAATTATACCTGTTACGGATTGTTATTATCAAGAGTAGATAATATTACTATGTTCTATTATTCTAAAAATACAGGCACTTCATATGATTTATTATCAAATCCAACAAAACCAATATTAAAAGAAATCATCAAAAAACAAACAAATTATATCAGAGGTTTTAACGAAAATTATAAAATATTTGATGATATCTATAGAATGATTGATAACGGCTGGAAAATCGGCAATTTACCCTATACTATCTATGGTAATGTTAATGTTAATGTCAATGATGATGACAATTGTCCGATATGTTTGGATAGATTAAATAATAATACAGAAATAGCTTGTATATATGAATATAGAAATGTAAGTCCGAATAGTTATAAATTGCATCATAATTGCCTTGTTAAATTCTTAACAACACAAAAAAATAAAGAATATTTTGTATGCCCATATCGTTATAAAATCGACTTTAGGCAATGTTATCTGTCAATTATTTTATAATCACAAACACAAGGATTAAAAATGTTTTTGATGAATGTTATTAATCTTTCATTTTCGTCAAAATCTTTACAAGTATATAAATCCATAGCTACTTTTTTTTCTTCTACAAATGTGTGAATAGATAAATGTGATTCGCTCAATACATAAACCCCAGTAACACCGAACGGTTCGAATTGATGAATTATTCTGCCCACAACATTCAATTTAAATTCAATAGAAATAATATCTAAAATCTCTCGAATATCTTTCTCATATTTCAAGATTTCGTTATTTTCTATTTCCTTTAAATCCAAGATAATATGAGTTCCTTTAGTTATAATCGGATGTGAGGAATTCATTATTATAATTATATATGACAATATTATTATTTATATATAAATGTTCATAGGCGCACATATACCCCGAGAAGCTACGATTGTAAAAACAATGACCCAGATTAAAACAAATGGAGGAAATGCATTACAGATATTTACGACAAATCCCAGAAGTTCTAATATAACTAATAATACGAAATATATTAATGAATCACATTTAATAAAAAAATATTGTAATATAAATAAATTCGTAGTCGTTGTTCATGGTCCATATGTTCTAAACATTGCTAAACCTTTTATGACTGGCAAAAGAACAATAGAAATAACAGATACTTTTATTTATAATGATATCTTGACTGCAAATTATATAGGAGCTGTTGGTTATATTATTCATGTAGGTAAATATTTAACTAATTCCAAAGAAACAGCATTAGAAACAATGAGAACTAATATTAAAAATTTGTTGGAAACGATGGCAAGTCATAATATTAAGACTAAATTAATATTAGAAACTCCGGCAGGACAAGGAACTGAATTATTGAGCGATTTCAGAGATTTCATAAATTTCTATTATTCATTCACAGAACAAGAAAGAGAATTATTTAAGATTTGTATTGATACTTGTCATATTTGGAATGCTGGTTATGAACTAAAAGAAGTATTATATTTAATCCATGATAAGAATGATATTAGTATTATTCATGCTAATAATAGTAAAAACAATAAAGGAGCTAGAGTAGATAGACATGAATTTATATTAGAAGGTAAAATAGAACCTTATGATATTAAAAGTTTTGTTGAAGAATTTGAAAAATCTATAATAATTTTAGAGATGCCTTCGTATAATTACAAAGATGAATTTAAATTTATCAGCGACTAATTATTTTTCTTCTCGTATTTTCATTAAATTTGACTGTCGCATTATCGTCTTTATAAGCCATTGACGAATTCATTTCAAACACTTTCGCCCATAATAATTCGTCAGGTTCTGTAGATGTAAATATACAATCTTTTTTTGATACATATGAACTAGTCAAATATCTCATATTTCTATCATCGTCTGTTTTAGCAGTTTCTATACATTTAAAATGCTGATTATATGCCATTTCATTATTTTTATTATATATTTCATTTAATTTTCTAATATGGTCACATGAAATATTATAAGACATAGCTTGCAATGAAGTATTAGTATTAGTATTAGTATTATTATCACCCATTCCAATTATTTTTTATCTATATATATATAGAAAATAATGGTAAGTGAAGCTATAACCAAAGTCGATAATGAAAATTTAGAAAAATTGAAAGATAAAATACGAGCAAATGGAGCTGTTATTTTATATCATTGGAATAGCTGTGGCCATTGTAACCGATTGATGCCTGTTTGGTCTGACCTTATTAATCGATTTGCCGACCGTCAATTTTATCAGATTGAATTAAATTATATGCAACAAGCACCACACGAATTCGGGCGTATAAATTCTTTTCCTCATATTACTGCCTATAAAGACGGCGAAAAAATAAATTATAACGGCAGCAGAGACCTTGAATCATTATCTACTTTTGTTAAAAGTAATTTAAAACCATTACCACCTCCTCCTTCTAAGACTTCCAAGTCTTCCAAGTCTTCCAAGTCTTCGAAAAAGAAAAGCTCGGTAAAACGATGAATAACAGTTAAAGATATTTAAAGCAATATTTAATTAACTTTATATAATGGATAACAGTAATTTAATTGATGATATTATTACAAATAAGAATGAGCCAACAGCTGAAGAAATTGATACATTTAAAGTTCTTGTTAGCGATTGGTTTAAATATGATGATGCAATAAGACGATTAAAAATAGCAATACGAGAAAGGAAGACATTACAACAGGCATTAAATAACAAAATAGAGGATTTTATGTTTAAATATAATTATAATGATTTGAATACTCAAAATGGCAGATTAAAAACTAATGTTAGAAATGTTCATAAACCTATAAATATTAAGGATATAAGGGAAATTATAAATACGAACAAACATTTGACGGGCGAAGAATTATTAATCAAAATCTTCAATAAAGAAGAAAGACCTGTAATAGTTAAAAAAAGTATTAAAAGAATAATTCCGAAGGTTTCGATGAGTTTAGATATTTAATTAGAATAATAGGCACATCGAATATTATATTTATTTATAAATTTGGTACATTTTTCACAAGGCTTAGACAATTTCAAACAATTATTAAAACGTGGCGGACCAATACGAACAACATAAATATCACATTCGCCTAAAATAGTCTTATTTTTAAATACTTGACTAATAGCTGCTACTTCTGCATGAATGCTATTATTGTCATTTAAATGATTAACCATATAATTAAAACCATAGCCAATTATTTTATTTTTATATACAACCACAGCTCCGTGCTTTTGTTGCATAGTCGAATATTTAGCAATTTCAGCAGCCTTATCTAGAAATATCTGATGTCTTTTATTGATATCCGTATTTTCACTGTCGGCTTGCCTCCGTTTCGTAAATACCATTTTTTGCTTATGTAGTATATAAATTAAGAAAAATCATTTTTTTATATAAAAATAATTTAAATTTGAATTATAAAAATAATGACAAAAAAAAGACGTTGTCCAGAAACTTTAAGATTGATATCTATTGCAACTAGCATTTATATTCTCAAAAAAGTCTTAAAAATGCGTTTATGAAAAATAATGAAGAACTAGATTTTTAAATTTCTTTTTTCCATATAAATCAATAAACATATTCCTAGTCTTTTGTTTTTGAAATATCATATCGTTATGATATCTTTCCTCTTTTGTTGGTGGATATTCTAAACACCAATCGATTAAATTTCTATGGTCAATTATTTTTTTATAGTCATATTTGTATTCATATGACATATGCATTATTGCCCGGGCGATTAAACCTTTACTTGCATCTTCGGGACAGAACAATTTCAATTTCGTATTGACATAATTATTACTGTCATAAAGCTGGCTAAATGTTTCATTGTGAGCATCTACATATTTATAATTCGACCTCATATTATTAATATAATGGTCACATTTGAAGATATTATGCATGTCATTATAATGTTTTTTATACATATAGCATTTTGGATATACATGTTCTAAAGTCAATTTTGAATTTTTGATATTAGAATAAATGGTCGGCGTAACATTAGTTATGACAATACTTCGAAGTGTAAAGGCGAATGCAATATTAACCATTATGAAAATTATTTTATATCTAAATTTAATCATTTTTTATTATTAGAGATAGAAAAGATATATGTTGATTTATATAGCATTGATTATTGTTTTACTAATCTATATTTTCTTTATTATCAATTCCATTATTTGGCTAAAAGATAAGAGAACGAAAAACATTAATGACATTATAATAAAATATATAATTTATTCTGATGTTGTAATTTTCACAAGTATTTTATTATTCATATTATATTTATTCTACAACAATTATTATATTAAAATATTATACTTATAATAGAATAATATAATGGCTTCTTCTAAATCTATGCGTTATAGTAGTCGCAGTTCAAAATCGTCTTCTAAATCATCGTCTGTAATTTGGGTTGTAGTTGGATTATTAGTAGTAGCAATATTAATATTAATATTTATGAGTAATTATAAATTCTTCGAAAAATTCACAAATCCTCAACCAGAATTACAATATTTTTATATGCCTGAATGTGGATATTGTAAAGAATTTAGCTCAACTTGGGATGAAATCTCTAAAGAAGTCTCTACTAACCCAGATAACTATAAATTCACAACTAAAAAATATGATATAAAGGATAATGGCGAAGGAGCTGCTCTAGCAACTACTTTAAATATAACAGGTGTTCCGACGTTGTCTTTAGTTATGGCTGATGGAAAGACTAGACATTCATTTGATTTATATCGAACAAAAGAAAATGTTCTTAAATTTGCGGCTGAGAAGGTCAATTCCAAGTAAATAAAAATATGCTTTTTAAATTTATATAAATAGAATAAAATGAATAAAATATCGTTACATGATTTATATGAGATTAAGAAAAAAAAAGACAGTAAGATTTGCGAATCATTTAATGTTATTTTAAATGGTTGCAATAAAAAAATTAAAAAGATTGCGGAAATGGGCGGACAATCGTTATATTATGTCGTGCCACCTATAATTATAGGTTATCCATTGTATGATTATGAAAAATGTATTAATTATATTATTACATCGTTGCAAAAGAGCGGACTTTATGTTTCATTATTACCAAATAAAAACACTTTATATATATCATGGAAAATAGAAGATATTTCTAATAATTCTAAAAATCGGCTGCTTCTTCAATAATTATTTTTTTCATGTATTCAGACATATCTTTAAAACCCTGGAGTATTAATGTCTCAATATCATCTTCTGAAATTTGAAATTTAAGTTCTGTTTTTGTAATTTCAAAATTAAGACTTGATTTGAAATGACTATTTGATATCAATAATGGATTTTTAAATTTTTCTATTTTATTAATGAATGTATGTTTGAAAGAATTGTAATAAAGAATATTAAATAATTGTCTGACATAATCTATTATTGTTATTTCTTCGTCATCTTTTGTTTCTGGTATTACTACGAAATCGTAATCAGCTTTTACAAATACCGCAACACATAAAATATCCTCATGATTTATATTCTCAAAAACATTATAAGGAACGTTATTTGAAATACAACCATCAATATAATAATTGTTATTTATTTTTATTGGTTTCGATATAATCGGAATACACATAGAAGCCGCTATAGCCTCAAAAACTGAAATATTCGGCGTGTCATTGACATTAAAAATAAAATTACTGGAGTCATTTACTCTAGTTGTACTGACATAAACATTAACACCAGTCAATTTTGATAATTCCATAAAAGTCATATCATCCATATTATATTTCTTTTTAATATATTCGCGTATTCCTGCTAAATATAATCTCGAATCGTTGAAACCCAAATTTAAAAAGAAATCAATGTATTTCTTCGTAGGTATTATTGTTAAATTTTCATTTTTTACCGTTTTTATAATTATTGCTTCTAATTCATCCACTGGAATTTTTAAAGCAAAAGCTAGACAAAAAAAAGACCCCATTGAAGTTCCCGAAGCATTTTTAATAAAATTTTCCATTTTATTGAAATATATATATCTCAATATACCTAATAAACATATTGACCTAATTGCATTTCCTGAAAAAACTAGATGTGTGAAGTATTTCATCTTTTAATTTCATTTAGTTTTTGGTGTTTATATGTTTTTATTTGCGACAATAACAGCCAATCGGGTAATTTGGTCACATAATAATATTATAATTATTCCTATGAATATGAATAAAAATAAATTATACAAATTAACATCTACTTTTATGTTTTTAGTATAATTCGTGAATTGTTCTATGTTATTTACTTTTATTCCTTGGTCTTGTTTTTTTTTATTAAAACTATCTCTTAGACCTAATAAATATTCTTCTAAAAATGGTGTAGTTCTATATTCCAGACTGGTATCTTTATTATTCGTATTTATGTTATTTATATTAAGATATGCATCATATTCATCAAAATCATATGGTTTAATTGAAAATTTATCTATTTGAACTTTTCCCATATCCATTAATGATGTCTCTAATGCTTTTTTGAATGCATTTTTTGAATTGCTATCGATAGGCAAATGATAATCAGGTGGTTGTAACGGCGAACACATCTTTTTTACATATTCATTTCTCAAATGATTAACATCATTATTAGCAGGAGTAGGAGCGGGAGTGGCCGAAGAAGGATTTGTGAATTTGTCACAAGTTGGCATTTTTATACCTTGTTTATCATAATAACAATCTGATTCGGTTCCATAGTCTGACCCAAATTTCTCATTCGTATTATCTTTTTTTTTTGAAGAAGATGAAGACGAACATTGCTGTTTTTTATTCGAATTCGGATATGCTTCTTCAAGTGTTGCGTATTGCATATTTTCTATTATAGCAATGGAAAAAATAATAATAATATAAATTAAATTATTAGAATGATTGATAATATAGACATATTCATACGATATATTATTATAGGTATTATTTCTGCCTATTTGTTAATTTACGGTTTGCGACCGTCGGTTCCCTATCCTGAATATGTGTTAGAAATTGCTGAACATTATTGGATAGTTATTATTTTAATAATAGTTACTTATTATATTTCTTTGTGGGATTTGAAAATAGCTTTATTATTGGTATTATCTATAGTTGCTTTAATTTTTGACCTATATACATTCGCTAATTAATGGATATATAAAGGATTTTTATAATAAAATTATTAATGACTGATAATAATACGTCTAAAGAATTATTATTATTATCTATAAATTCTTTTTATAATTTGAATGAAAAATATAAATTGATTTTGAAAGATATAATTGAAGGCAAACACGAGTTATCATTACGTATGATTGATTGGCTCGTAACAAGATATGCCAAAAATAATAATATTATATTTTGGATTAATGAAGCCGATAATAATGTTTATTATAATCTACCTGAAAATTATTCAACTGATAAATTTAAAAAAATAACATTATATTTAGATTATCGGGCACAATTGAAATCATTCAAAAAATTTAATTTTGATGCATTTCGACGGCACGAACGAATAACTTTTAATATTGATAAAAATGAAGAAATAGAAACAACTATCGGACAATTAAATTTCTTTAAATGGGCTTTTAATAATAAAATAATTATATATGCTATCGAAAATCAAAAAAAGATATACGAAAATATGTCTAAGTTTTCATATAAAAAACAAACGTCTATCAAAAATTCATTAATCCCGAAACAAGATATTATCAATACTCGTTGTTTCATAACTTTCGATTAATTTGACGGAGAACTGCCTATTTCAAATGATACAGCACGGACATCCGGCTCTATAGTAGATATTCCCCATGGACTTACAGCAACTTGAGGATTAGGTGGCTCAGAACGTAATTGTAAATTAGCATTTCTTAATGATTGGCCTATGGTATTTATTCCTACGTGATATCCAGCTGTTAAGAAATTCTGGTCACCTAACATTCCAGAACCTGCTGGATTTATTTGAGCCCATTTAGAATTCGCGGCATCTTGTGGTAATAAATCACTGCTTGTTAAACGGTCACGAACAAAACAGCTACTATCCTGTGGTGAAACAGTTTCAGCTGATTGTTGCTGTTGTTGTTGAGAAGAACTATTCATATTTGCGAATGGTTCGCTACTAACTGGCGTTCCATTTACAGATGCATATTCCGGTGCTGAAGGGTCAGAAGCATAAATATTACCTAAAGGCATCGAACCATCTGCGGCTGAAGGATTTGTTTTTGCATTTTGATGGTTATTATTTGCTAAGATACTATTATCACTTTCGAAACGTTCTATATTGTCCATCTTGCATTTAGAATTGTATGAAACTAATAATAATAATACTACTAATAGCAGTATGGCAATTGAAAATGAAATAACTATTGAAGAACTCATTATTTAATATCTATCTATTATAATAATATAGATAAAATTATATTTTTAAAATATAATTTTTTAATTTTAGAATTTTTTTCTCCCAATTATTATAATTTTCTTCGGTTTTAATATCTTCTAATATTTTTTTTGCATTATATAACGACTGTTTATATAATTCTATCTTATTCATGACGTTTTCTTCGTATAATATGAGTTCTTGTTGCCAATCGTCTTCAATTTCATCTCTATCCCAGTCATTCAAATCATCGTCCAATTCTTCGACATTTATAACTTTTATTATCCATTTGTTTATTATAGCATTGTCATATATAAATAATCCTAAGAAGTTTATTTCCATATTGATATTAATTTCTCGCAATTTCTTATTATCCCGTAATATCTCTATCATTTCGCCCAATTCTTTATTATTACCATCCATATAACAACTTGTTTTATCGTTGAATAATAGGTTTATTGTAGATAAATCGCCGGAATATGAATAATTATAAACATTATCTATTATCTGATTATCAGACCATGACGGATTTTCTAATAATGTGTCATATGATAAATTATCGATTGTTTCGATAAAATTAATAGCATCTTCATTACTTTTCACAGGTATCTCACAGTGAATATTATTTACACCTATAAAATTTTTTATCTTAACATCATTAATTATTAATTTTAGCGGTTTTTCCAAATACGAAACTAAACATTTCGTTTTTTTTTGCGGAATTTTCAATGAATGTTTCATTCTGTATAATATTAAGGTAATCAATATTATAATAATGACGCAACATAAAAAAAATATAATCGAATTTATTATTAATATTATTCGAGATGAGATTTTAAACGAAGATATGCGAACCGAAATTATAAGACCTATTTTAATTTACTTGCTTTATTATATTATTCCCTTCGTTATTTTAATTATCTTTCTAAATTTTTTTACAACTATAGCGGCCGTTTTTTTAGTCTTCTACATTAGAAAATAATCTTATATTTAATTAGATATGGAACAAAAATTAAGACGTGGCGGTTATATAGCCGATTTTTCAACAACTTCAGACAATAATGTATATATGTTATATACACCTCCCGCCGCAGATAATACTGCTGCTTTAGCTAGTGCAGGAACTCTCCCCGCCACTCATCAAGGAATTTCAGGCGGTTCTTCTAGACGAAGAGGAGGTTCAAAACAAAATGATGATGTCGAATTAACTAATGGTTTCTATTACAGTATGGAAGGTGGTTGTGCTACCTGTTCTTTAGGCTCTGTTGCTGGTGGTGGTCGTGCATCTAAAAGCCGCCGTGGCGGTGTAGGTCTTGAATTAGCACCATTTATATCAGCTTTAGCTTTATTAGGTGCTCGTCTATTAGCTGATAAGGAAATCGGCGTTTTCAATGAACCAAAAGCTCCAGCTTCTTCAAGCAAAAAAGGAGGTGTCCGAGCACGCCGTTAATATTTCATAGTTCGTTCATTTAAATAAATAATAGAACGAGATATGATATTGTCTAAATGATTGTTTTTAATTATATACCATCCTCTGATATAAGTATTTTCATCCGTTTCGAATGGTTCTTTTTCTATTTTATATAACTTATTTTCATAAACAATAGTTATATAATTCATTTTCTCTTTCTTTTGGTTATATTCATATTAAATTAGTCATTTTTTATATATTGTGATTAAATCATATATTATTAATTGTTTCATATTAACAAATGATGAAAATTGAAGAATTAAATAATTATTTTGAAATGGCTGATAAAACCGCTGAATTAATCTTAGACGATATCCTTAAAAATCATTATGACAATAATAAAATTATTGTTAATAATAATATTTATAATGATACTACTATTGATGAATGGATAAAAACTAAACCAACAACTAAAGGAGGTGTAAAAATTATAGAAAAATTAATTAAAACACCCATCAACGATAAACAACTTCTGCTTAACCGTCAAAAAGCCAATTTTAAATTCCTTAAATCACAATTAGAAATACTCAAAAAGACTGAAAAGGATTTATTATGGATTATGACATTAAAAGAAGAAATTAATGATGACCTTTCTATTAATCTTTTATTTCCTTCGACCTATATCATTAATTATATGAATTATAATAAATATCTTTTGGATTTTTATCATTTATATAAAATCGTCTTAATGCCTGCTATGAATTTTTGTTTTCCTATTTCTATAATCTATAGTCCTTATTATTATCTCACTTACCATTTGAAATTAAACATGTCTTTTTATAAATATCTTTCCATCATTTACGGGTTCTTAAAAATGGCTTTCAAGTTATCCGGAAATATAAAATCAGACTTAACTAAGCTCTTAACTATGTTCGTATATTTTGGTATTTATATTTATGGTATTTACCAACAATTTAACGTTTCTTATATTATCTATAAATTACGTAAAAAATTATTAGATAAATTATATGGTCTCATAGAATTCATCAAAACTTCTATAAATATTATTAAAAGTTCGCAGACCATCTGGAAACCATTCTTTTTATATTCAATTGATGAAAAAATTATCAATATGAGTATTGAAAATTTATCAACATTAGATTATGATATTTCTTCTGTTTATCGATTATGGAAAAATGAAAATTATAAAAATGATATTATCAATCTTTTAAAAGTTATTTATACTATTGATTGTGTTGATGTAATTACTAAAATTAAATTTTCTAAAAATTGGTCATTGCCTAGTTATGAAAATACCTCAACGAAATTATGGAACTCTCAAAATCCCCTTCTACCATCTACACAAATAGCCAATCCTGTCAATTTAGATAAAAATATTATTATTACTGGTGTTAATGCCGGTGGTAAAACTACTTATGTTAAATCTATAACTATCAATATTATTCTTGCACAAACTCTCGGCATTATCAATGCTGTTAAAGGTAATGTTCATTTATATGATGCTATAACTTCATTTATGCGAATAACCGATGAAATCGGTAAAAAGTCTTATTTTGAAGCCGAAACAAGTTATTGTAATGAAATGATTAATATCGCCGACAATCTTAAGAAAGTTAATAAACGCGGGCTTTTCTTAATGGACGAACCTATGCATTCTACACCACCAATTGAAGGCGTTGCTGTTGCGTTTTCAGTTGCCGAATATCTTGCAAAAGTCAAAGGTATGACATTAATAATAACAACTCATTTTCATAATCTTATAGAATTAGAAAACATTCATAAAGACCTTTTCATTAATCTTAGTGTTAATGCCGATTATAATGAAAAGACAAAAACTTATGATTTCAATTATAAAATTAATAGAGGTGGGTCAAAACAAATCATCGCCATTGAATTATTAGAAAAAAATAAATTTAATAAAACCATTATTAATAGTGCGATTGAAATGAAAAACAAATTATATAATGAAAGTTTAAGAAATGCTAATATTTAAAATATTCTCATTAAATAACATTATTAATTATTTTTCGTATTTTATTTTGTTTATCATAATATTCTTTCTGTTTTATAAATATCTATATCTGGAACAATCATTTTACGTGCTATCAACCAGATTAAACAGATTAGAAATTGATAATAATAATCCTTCTATTTATTCTCCCCCAACTTCCTCAACTATGACTTCGGCCGAAATCATCATGAACGAAATCTTTAATGATTGTTCTTCTGATAATTCCTGCTGTGTCGATGGAACCTGTAAATTAAACACAACTCAACAACAACAACCGACATCACCTAAAGTTGTTATTAATGATGAAGTTCAGATTATTAATGAAATATTTGATTTAAAGAAAGAAACTGACGATAAAGAATCGGTAATTAGTGCTAGTATCGGCGCGAGTGGCGGTGGTGGTCATGCGACTAAGAAAGCACTCATGAAACTAAGCCTAGACAAACTAAAATCACAATGTCAGGACCGTAATTTATCAACTGAAGGCACTAAGAACCAACTAGCAGACCGTATTATAGTTCATGATAATACTGTCGAAATAACTGATATTTCAGACTTTGTTGAAGAATAAAAAAACAATTATATAAAAGATATTATTTTAATTTAATATATATAATGAATACTGAAAATGAGGATTTGGGATTTATCAAAATTACATATGATAATTTTAGAGCTAGTTTAGATAATTTTAATAATTCTCAAATAGTTATATCAGATAATATTGCTAATAAAGCAAATGACCTCATTAATAATTATAACTGTTTCGTTTCGAATTATGATGCTAGGAGTTTGTGGGAAAAAAAGAAAATAATAGCATCGAACAAAACAGTGGCTTCTTCCAAATCAAGACCTCATATTATTTATGTCGATTTTAGTGATGAAACGAAATGTAAAAAAGAATTTATCAGTTATTTGAACAAATTGACCGATTTAAACAAAGATATTATTTATAATAAAATTTCAGTCTTTATTTCTAAAATTAACGATGAGATTAAGACTATGTTATTTGATGTCTTAATTAATTTCATCAAATCTTCAAATAATAATATTTATATCGATGTTTTATATTTATTTGATGATGATTATATTAAAACTAATATTACAAGGTTTTATAATAATTATTTAAATCAGTGTGAATGGTTACCTAAAGAAATTAAAACGGAATATAAAAATATCTTTGATGAAGAGAATTATGACATATATTGCGAATATGTCAAAATCAAAAAAACAACGTTATCTATAATTAAAGCCTTATGTTTAATCCTTAAAAAACTCGATGAACCGGCTATTATAGATAAAATCATTAATAATATTTTTAATGATTTGAATGAATATATTTTCAAGTCTGAATATAAACATTTAACAGAACTGTTATTAGATGAATTGGCGATATTAATTGAAAATGTCCCAACTGAAGAAAACATCAATAATATTAATATGATAAATACGGATAACTTAGATAATTCGACTAAGTTCAAAATTAATAATATCGTTGATAGATATAAATAATTCTTTTTTTTTATTTTTATTTATTTTTATATAGATAATATGAATAAAACAAATATAACAAAATTATTAACGTTCGAAAAGAAGTTAAATAAAACAACTGAATATGATGTCTTCATCAAAAATTTAAAGGAATATCCCGACAAAATCAAATCAACCGACGATTTAGAAAAAATTAAAGGTTTCAATAAAAACATTAAAAATAAAATTTTACATTTAATTAATATCAAAAAATCTATTCTAAAAGACCTGGAAAAACACGATGATGTTATCGCTATTATTAAAAAAGTAGCCCATTACAAACAACTCAAAGGTTTCAATAAAGACATCATGAAAATTATTAATAAATATGATGGTAATGATAATGGTAATGATAATGGTAATGATAATGATAATGACGATAATAAGAAACTAATTATAGACAATCTAGAGATTATAAGAAAATATAAATTGTATAAAAATGAACTTATTAAAGCTAATATCTATAAAAAAGCGATTGAAAATATAAAAGTCGCAAAAAGTCTCGATAAATTAACGGAAATAAATGGTGTAGGTTCTACAATTGCTAAAATGATAAATGAACTATTAACAACTGGAAAGATTAATTATATTGAAAATGTTATTAAAAAAGATGATGATTATAATAATAATTCTTTTAATAAAAAAACTATTATTGAAAACCTCGAAATAATCAGAAACTATGAACTTTTTAATGGAGATATCGAAAAAGCTAAGATATATTCATTAGCCATTGGCAATATTTATAAATATCCCAATGATATTAATTCTTTAGCAACTTTGAAAGATATTAAAGGAATTGGCAAAGCTATTATTTTTATGTTAAATGACCTTAAAAATAAAGGTTACATTCCTTATATAAAAGATGTCATAAAGACGAATAAAAAACCAAAAGATTATAAAATAAACAAAGAAATATTAATAAACAAATTAGAACTAATCAAAAATTATGAAACTTATAATAATGAACCTTATAAAATTAAAGCATATTCCAGTGCTATCAATTATATTCTTATTTATCCAGACAATTTAGAGACAATTGATAGTATCTATAAACTTGAAGGTATCGGTGAGCGTATCATTGAAAAAATTTATGAATTATATTTGACTGGTAAAATTGGATATATCGAAGATAATATCAAAACTGACAAGAAATTTTTATTTAAACAGGAATTATTAGAAGTTTATGGAATAGGTCCTAAAAAAGCTAAAGATATCATTGATGCCGGTATTAGTTCTTTTAGTGATTTAAAGAAACATCCAAAACTTCTCAATGATAAACAAAAAGTAGGATTGAAATATTTTGATGATTTAAAGAAACGAATACCAATAGAAGAATATGAAAAACACATAATAATAATAAAAAAACATTTGATATCATCGCCGAAATTGACATATGATTTTGTTGGTTCATATCGAAGAGGAAGTAAATCTATGGGTGATATTGATATAATCATTATGCAAAATCCAAAATTTGATTTAAATGATTATATCAAGAAATTAGAAAAAGCTAAATATGTAATTGAAACATTAGCTTTAGGTAAAAATAAATTCATGGGTATCGTGAAAATAGATAATAATCCGGCTAGAAGATTTGATATATTAATTGCACCACCCGATGAATATTATTATTCATTGTTATATTTTACCGGTTCGAATATTTTTAATATTGCAATGCGACATTATGTTAAGACTAAATTTAATTTATCTTTGAGCGAACATGGCTTTTTAGGTAAAAAGATACCTGTAAAAAGCGAAGAAGACATTTTCAAATTTCTAAAATTGGATTATGTAAAACCAAATAATAGAAATAATTTATAAAAATAATATTTTAGTTAATTAGAATAAAAAAAAGTAATGGCTAGTTTTGGTTTATCATATATACCTAAGGTTTTGTATTCTATTATAACTATCATTCTTTTAATCGTTATATATTCATATTTAGTTAGTTTAGAAAATAAAGGCTGTAAATGTTCCATGACCAGCAATATTAATTTTATCAAAGGATTTACTATTTTCGCTATCGTCTATTTAATATTCACTGGTCTTGTTTCCGACCAAATGATTTATGATAATTTCGGCAGTAATATAGTAATATTAAATAAATTTGTTGATTTAATATTTGCTCTCGTATTTATCTATTACTTATATGAAGTTTTCAAATATACCCGTGCTTTAGTTCGTGAAAAATGCAAATGTTCCGATGATAATCGCCGTGAAATAATTATGATAGGTTCTATTATTGAATTTATCCTAATATTTGTTCTTTTCCTTCTTAATATTATTATTGTCGTCGTTTTATCTGTTGTCGTCAATGTCGTTAAGAGTATCGAAGACGGTGCCGGAGATTTGAAAGGAGTTATTCGTGACCCCGTTGGGTCTATTTCTAAAATCCCTAAGAGCATTTCAGATAATGTAAATACTATTAAGGGCTTTGTCAGCAAGACCTCAAAACAACTCGCACGAACTCGCAAATTATCACGTTAAATATTTAAAGTTCTACTATTATTTTTTCTCCCCTTTGATGATGATTTCAAAATTTTGATATCTGTCGCATCTTCTATTATTGATGTTATCTCTTCATCGCTTATAGATAATGTTTCTATTCTGGCATCGTCATCAGATTGATTTAAAGAAATTTTATTATGAACATTGTTTATGATATTATTAATATCTCGTTCAGCCCGTGGAGGTGCTGGTGCTCTAATTTCTGGTTTGGAAATATTATTATTTAATCCACTAAATAAATTATTTACCATTCCGAATAATCCGGATGAATTGCCAAATAGTCCATTCACGCCACTGTTCTGTTTTGGTGGTTGTTCTATGGTTTGTTTTGGAGAACTGATATTATTATAAATAAATTGTTTAGCTGCCGCATTCTGAAATTGTTTCATTAATTCCGGATTGGCTTTTAATACCTCCTCTACTCCCGGTATCGAACTTTCTTTAAACATTTTTGACGTTAAATGAAACATAAAAGCACTTCCCGATAAACTAATAAATAATCTTAATTCAGGTGGCATCGCCTTGCCTTTCGACTTGTATTTAAGATGAAGTTCTTCGAATATATCATCGAAATCTTCTATATTTTCATGAACCTGTTCTGACCAACCTTCCAATTTAATCATAAACGGATCATATCTCGTATTTAAATATTCAGTTCCTGTTACAAATGCCATAAGCATCTTTCGCTGAAATCTTACACTAGCATCAATATCCCTATCTTTTACTATTCGATTATATTCATGTCTCATTTCTTCAATATTTGAATTTAATGTAAATGATGATGGTATCTTAGCTCCCTTTGCTTGTAATCTGTTTAATTGATATAAAATTTCTTTTTTTTCATTTAATTCATCTTTATAAGGATTAATTGATTTTTTCTTTTTTCCGCCTTCTTCATCGTCGTCATCATCGTCTTCTTCCTCCCCTTCTTCTTCATCGTCTTCTTCCTCCTCTTCTTCATTACTACAGCTACTTCGTGAGTCGTCTTCGTCGTCATCATCTTCTTCATCTTCTTCGTCGTCATCATCAAATTTACGTGAAACAGTCTTTTTGGTTATATTAGGATTGATTAATTTCTTTGGTTGCCGATGTTCCATTTCTTGAATAAATTGTTGAGGTTTTTTCGCTTTTTTGCTGTTACTTGACCTTATACTCGAAGCAATAGACATAGAAGACATTGAAGACATTGATGCAATTTCAGGACTTATTTTAGTTTTGTTAAATAATAAATTCGTATCAGTCATTTGTTGTTTATTATTTGGAAATTCTAAAAATTCAGCCATTACTTATTAAAAATTAGATATGTTTATATCGGTTAAATAAACGAATGGATTATTCAAGCTTATTAATGTAATCAATATCTTTTTTAATAAAATCTGGTTCTTCTTCGTCATTTAATTGTTTGAAGGGTTCGAAGAAATTATGCAACAGCGGAAATTTGAAATCAGGTAATGTTATTTTATCGAATAACGGCTCTCTCTTAATTTGAGGTTCATCTAAAATAGTAGTAGTAGGAACAACACATTCCTTATTATTCAATCCGGATAAATAATAATTATTATATCTCGTTAAATAATCATAATATTGAAAATCAAATAATGTCTTATAATAAACAAAATTATATAGATGCATATTAATTGACCCTGTTTTGTTTATTATAATTGGAGATGAACCTAATGTTATATTATTTTTAGTTAAATTTTCATATTCATAAACCTTACTGTTAAATACTAATCCTATTTTATCTTTTGTATAATAAATACCTATTATCAAATAATCAGTGTTTTCAATAATGTCTTTAGCAATATTATCAGCCAATCCTTTATAGACCTTGTCGCCAACTAAAAGATGTATGTCATAATTCTTATTTGGTTTTAATATTAAATTTATATTAATTATACTCGTTGTATATGTGGGTGTTATTTTATCAGTCGTTAGTGTATTTCCAGTCATCTCAAAAATAATATTATTAGTATTCGTACATGTAAATATTTTTATCGTCATAAACATCGTAAATTCCGTTATTTCATAAGTTTCGCTATTATTTGCAAAATAAAAACATTCAGGACCGTTTAATTGTATTGTATTTATATTAGCACCTGGAGACCCTTGTTTCTTATTTACATAATTATATTCTATCGGGATTAATTTGTTAAATTTGAAAAATAAATTATCATTATCTATATCAAACCATTTGCCCTGTTCTTGAGATAGTTTTATTTTATTCTTGTAAGTATTTATACACATAAATTTATAACCTTTGTATGGCAAAATTGAATCATCATTCTCATCAACGATAGGACTAGCATTTGCAATTTCTAAATGTCCTGATATTATCGAAGCTAAATTAGGAAAGGTCGGAAGCGTCGGAAGAGATGGAAGTGATAATGAAACATTTGTAAATGGTTCATTAATTTTTAAATGTGATATTATTAATAATGTTATAAACAATCCTATGAAAAATCCGAATATCTTTATTAATGTCATACCTTAAAATTATATAAGAATTATTTTATAAATGTTAAATATAAAAATACTCAATGCTCAAAAAAGATGACGAAAATAGCGTTTGTTCTGATGATGATACAACAACTGAAACTGTAGTTATCAAAGAAAAAAAAGATGGCGAAGAGGAGGATGAAGAAGATGACGACGACGAAGAAGAAGAAGAGGATGATGATGATGACGAAGAAGAGGAGGAGGATGAAGAAGACGATGATGACGACGACGACGAAAATAATGAATTTGACAAGACAATTATTCAATATGAAATGCTAAAAAACTTTTTTGTAGATAAAGACGGTGAGAATATTTCAACACATCTCGGAACGATTTCACATGAACTACGAAAACTTAATAAGATTGCCGTCAAACTACTTGATAAGAAATAAATTTCTTTTTTAAGCGATATTATAATTAAGTTTAGCATATGAATAATTATGCATAACTTCTTCGGCCGTTCCGATTGGTAATATAAATTCACGGACACCATAAAAATTGGGCGTTCCTCGAACTCTATCTCGTAGAGTTTTTAAAGGACATTTGTCTTTTAATTCGATTATTATTTTTTTATCATCCAAACTTATGACTATTGGAGATTTGATTTTGGTATATCCGTCAGGGGTATAATAACTGTTCGGATATAAAAAGGTTACATCGATTGCACCAGTTCCATCGATAACACTAAAATTCGGTGTGTTTTCGAATGCAATTGCTTCACAAGGAAATGGAAGACCTTTTCCAGAAAATGAAGTGATGGTATCTATAGGATTAGGAGCTGTGATAATCATCTTTTTGTAATTTAAAGAGTTTTTAACTATACCAGAAATTTTAATTTTATTATTTTCAATTTCTGTAATATTACATTTTACATATTCATTATCTGTCGTTTCCATTTTTTTTATAAATATCTATTATTATGTTTTAAAAAAATTTAGTTGTTCCTAATCCTTGAGGATTAACTAACGTTTTATAACAACTTACGCCATCACATTGAACCGAATATTTATTGTTCAATTCCTTATTTCTGTCATTTATCAAATCACCGACACCACATTCGCCACATGGTGAAATATTGTCAATTGCCTTCTTTCGTTCTTCTTCTATGAATTTATCGTAATTTTGTTGTAAATATAATCTCATTTCATAACTAGATTTTATCATTTTATTTTCAGCCAATTTGCTATTTATGTAAGCGTTGAAATTACATCTAGGCGAATAATCAGTAAAGGCTCGGCCGTCAGACATTCGAAGAGGACATTGATTAGTAGGATAATTACCCGAACAGCAACTCATTTTTATATTATTCTATTGATAATAAATATAAAAATAATTTATAATTCATGGTCGTAGCATAAATTATGGATATATAATTCACTTGTTCTCCCTACTCTTTGAGCTCTTCCTATTGCCTGTTCTTTGTCTATTCCCATCTTGTGAAATATTATTATGTCTGTTGCATGACTAATATCTATACCACTTCCAGCATATTGAGTATTTAAAAAAATAATATTCAATTCACCGTTTTTGAATTTATTTAAAACATTAACCATATGAGATGTATTGCCTTTTAACATATCACATTTATAATCAGTCAATAATAATTTAATCTTTTCGAATGTATTCTCATTTTTACTGAAAATTAAAAATTTACCTCCTGGTTTTGATTTTAATATCTTCAATATTGTTTCTTCTTTGTTTAATATCAAAACATCATCTTGTTCTGTTTTATTATTATTATCAACTATCGCTATCAATTTATCCATACTATTAATAGTCGTTCTACAGTAAGGACAATTATTATTCGTTTTTAACCATTTCACCAAACAACCACCGCAAAATATATGAGTGCATTCGATTAATATCGGGTTTGTTATCAATTCCATACATATCGAACAAGTTCTTGACGTTATACGCTCCTTTAAATCATTGATTTTTTCTTGACAATTTTGAATTTCTGTATTTATCCTTTTTAATTTAATAGCTTTCTCTTCATTTGATATATCCAAATTATTTATATAATCCTTTTCTATATTCTTATTATGTAATTCTCTATTCATTTCTCTCGATACTAATTCTATTATGTCTTCTTCTGTTTCGTTTTTACCTCCTAATTCTTTTATAGCTCCTGCTATATCATTTGCATTTATTTTATCTAAGATATTATCTGAAATAAAATTTTTAATTACATTAATATTATTAGGCAATTTACATAAATAATATTTTTCAACTGGTTCAGGTAATGTAAAACTTTGTTTAATGAATTTATGACTATTTTTGACTATCATAAGATTATTATAATCACTATTAGTAAATATCTCCTTACCTATTATTAATGAATTATTCGATGATTGGCGTATCTTCTCGAATAATTTGTCATATGTTGCCGATATCATCCATAGATAATGATAATTAACATAAACCTTCAATTTATTTATAATGTCGTGTGCTTCGTCTATTATTATTCTTAACCAGTTTTCAATGAGATTATTATAATTGTCAAATAATAATCTCAATGTCGTATTTTTTATTAATATCAAATCATAGTTATTAAAGAAATTAATTATTTCATCTTCGTTCGTGCCATCATATCTAGGTAAATAATTTTTAATGAATATATAATTGTCTATTGCCAGCATTTTTAATGTCGTATTCGTTTTTATCATCTTTTCCCATTGTAAATAAACAGGACCTCGTGGAACTATTACTAAAGTGGCTTTTATTATTTTTTCTGGTATTAAACGATTTATTGTTGATATCGAAAAATAATTATAATTTTTAGTATTATTATAAGTCTCAATTAAATGTCTGTTTAAATGAATATCGTCATTTGTTGCTATCAATGATAAAGCTATTAATGTCTTACCATATCCAACCATATCACCCAATATTCCTATATTTGTCGAAATTTCTATGATATTATTATTTTGATTTATGTTATATTTAATTAAACCGTTTTTTTCCATTTCTATTGCCTTATTTAATGCGGTTAATTGATGTGGTTTGAGTTTTACATTTATTTTTTCTGAAACAACAGCAGCTTCTTTATCTGTTTCATCCAATTCAATGTCGTAATAATTGTTAGTAACCATTTATATTATAAATTTAAAAAAAGTATGATAATCTATTCATACTTTAAAAAAAAAATATATAAGGAATAAAAACTAATTTTTAGATATAAATGAGTAATACTGAAGGTCCTAAATATTCTGTTAATAATGCCGATGAGGTTCAAACCGTCGCCGACCCTCCTGAAGTTAAGAAGAAAATTATTTTTGGTCTTCCGGGTGATACATTTTCGTCTAAATTTCTATTATCCTGGACTGCAACTATTAATGCCCTATGGGAAAGTAAGAAATATGATATTATCGTCAGCACCGGAGTAAGTTCTTATGTTACATTCGCACGTATGCAAACTTTAGGCCTCGACGTTATGCGAGGTATTAGCCAAAAACCATTTGATAATATGGATTTCGATGTTTGGATTACTATTGATAGTGATGTAATCTTTACTCCTCAACAAGTTATGGACCTAATTGAATCAACTGAAGTTCATTCAGTTGTTTCCGGTATGTATCGTATGAGCAATTTAACTTCTTATGCAATTGTCAAGGATTGGGATACTGAATATTTTGCTAAGAATGGAACATTTAAATTCCTCACTCCTGATGAAGTCACTCAATGGAAGACTGAAACTTCTCTTAAATATATGCCTGTCAATTATACAGGAATGGGATTTTTCGCCATGACACGCGATGTTCTTCGCAAGATGTCATATCCTTATTTTAATGCTGACCTACAAGAGATTATCACTGATGAAGGTAAAATCCTCCGTGATTTATGCTCTGAAGATGTGGCATTCTGCAAGAATATTCAAAAACTAGGCATTCCCATTGTTATTAACACTGATATTAGAGTAGGACACAATAAATTAATTGTTATATAAAAATAAATGTATTATTTAATAATTTTATGTATTTTATTGATTATTGGATATTATTCGAGTAAATATCTTTTCTTTGTTTTGATTGGTATGTTCCTATCGTTATATTTATCATTTAAATATATCATGCCAATTTATTGTAATATGAAAAAAATTATCGTTTAAGTCTTCTTCCTCCATTTATTTTTCTTATGTTTTGGTCTTTATTCCAAATATTTGAATCGGTCGTAAATACTGAATCGTCTGTTGATGATTCAAATATTGCCTGTCTATTTATTGGTTGAGGTGGTGGTTGTTGAACTCTATAAACTGGTTGAGGTGGTGGCTGAACTACTTTATAAACTGGTTGAGGTGGTGGCTGAACTACTTTATAAACTGGTTGAGGTGGTGGCTGAACTACTTTATAAACTGGTCGGGGAGGTGGTGGTGCTGGTCTAACTTTATAAACAGGAGCTACGGGCTGCGGATGATAATTATAATCATCAACATAAATAGATTTTTGACGAGTTACTAATTTATAAATAATTATTATTATAATTACTACTACAATTACTATAACTAAAATAATAATACTCCATTTTAGTGTATTCTGCATTTTTTCTAAATTTGAAGTTTTCTCATCTTTTTCTATTATTGTTGTCGTTGTTGTGGTTGTTGTGGTTTTAGTTTCTTTCTTTTTTAACATATCATTGATTTTGTCCATTTCATTACGTAGTTTATTATAATCAATTGTATCACTCATTTTTAATAATAATTCTATTTTATCAAATGAAAAAAATATTAAAACTTATAAATAGATAATGAATTTATATAAGAAAATTATTATAAATAATTGGACTAATAATAAAACTTATAATTCTCATGAGGTGTATGTATATGAAGATGATAATTTAGAAACTGCAATCAATAAGATTGCTAAATCTATTTATAATTCTGATAGATTTTATGTTTGGAAAGGTAATATATCATTATTATTCAATATTGATAATATCAAATGGACCGGATATTCAGCAAATCCATTAAATGCCATTAATCTCAAAAGCAAACAATTAAAAGAACCTGTTAATTATAATTATAACATTGGTCTTTTTCCATATAATAGCATTAATATCATCTTCGAAAAAGATTTTCCTGAATTAAAAAATAATCCTTATTATTTTACTGATAAAACTTTTCCACCGTTATCTCAAATAATTGCTAAAGAAAATATCCTAAAGTCATTAGAAACAATCGAAACAAAACCTATTATTGATGTTACAACTAGCATTCATAAATATGAATTAACCTCTAAATTAAAAAAATCTTATGAATTAGTTGAACTTTTCGAAAAACTCAATACAAATAATACCATCCAATTTATTCAATGGATTAACGACAATTATAAAATAATTTATAAATTATTCAAATTTAATAAACTCACAAAAGATAAATTCATACAATGGACTGATATAAAGAAATTGCCTTCAATCAATTGTATTAATTGTTATTCGATTTTGACAACCGGGACTTATGCAAAATTAACCATTAATCAAGATATGTCCATTTTGTTAAGTTATACAATCAATTTAAGGAAAAATATTAATTGGAGCGAAATACATAAGAATATTAAAGAAATATCCGAATATGCTATTACTTATTTAAATCAGAAATTGTTATTTGATGAATTGAGTATTAAAGCTAATATTGTTTTTGAAGTTGAAAACGTAGCTATTCAAAATCTTAAGAAGAAATTGAGCGAATATGTCGATATCTTTGATATCCTCAAATCAAATAAAGAAACTATAAATTTAATTTATAAAAGGTCATCGAATTATAATAAACAAGGTTTTGATGCCCATTTGTATGTTAAGAATTGTTTATTCTTAGGTTTGGAAGAAGAAGATATCATAAGCCAACTTATTATTTTAAATAATGATATTTCTATTCAAGAAGCTAAGGATTTATTAAAATCAGAACAAGAATTAATTTATGAAATGGAACAGCAAAACATTAAACAACAAGATAATATTATCAATAAAATTAATACTATTGTTATTATCCAATCTTATAAAAATGGCTTTTTAATTAATATTATCAATATTCCAAATAAAAAAGAACTTGAAAATATTATTTATTGGCTTTCTAAAATAATATCTTCTGCTGTTCAAAAAACTAAAACTCAAATAACAAAGAAACCCATCGTTGTTAAATCTCCTTCTCCATCTTTATCCGATGATGACGACAATGACGAAAGCAAATTAGGCAAATTATCATTCTCTTCTTCGTCGTCTTCTTCTTCATCTTCTATTAGTGGTGGTGCATTAGGTAAAAAACAACATAGTTATTTTATTAATCTCTTACAAAAAGCTGATAAAGATTTATTTCAAAATAATTATGCTCGAACTAAATGTCAGGCTGTTAATCAACCTGTCGTTTTCTCTCAAGAATATAAAAAGATTTTACAAAAAAATGGCAATTACCATTTTGACAACGAACTTCTTTATGGTAGTAAAGCCGATATTAAAAACGTTTATACATGTCCTCGGCGTTGGTGTCCTCAATCTAAAGTCCCATTAGACCCAGAAAACCCCAATGCAAAATGTCCCATCGATAATGAAGAACCTATGGATATGTTTTTTGATAATGACCCAACTAAAAAAAGATTTGTCAAATTAATTAAACCTGATGAAAATAATGTTTGTGTTCCTTGTTGTTTTAAAAAACCTCCTAAAGCTGACGAATTGAACAAATGCAAATTTTATAATGATATTCCTGCTCCTGCTGAAGTCGTTGCCAATAAAGATGAAAATTATTTAGTCAATACATCACCTATCGAAGTAGGCAGATATGGAGCTATTCCACAATCATTACACGAATTATTATTTCCTAATGTCAAATTTACATTATGTTCTAAGATGTTGAATAAAACTGATAAATGTATTGTTCGTAGAGGTATAATTCATAAAACCAGCAAGAAAATAAAAAATGCACAAACTGATAGTATTATTAATGCCATTGCTTATGGTCTAGATTTCAAATCAAAAGAATTATTCATAAGTGATATCATTAATCGTTTAGATTTGATAACTTTTATGAGTTTAGAAAATGGTAATGTGTGTAAAGCATTTATTGACCAATTACCAATTATTCCAGAAAATAATAAAAAAATGGTAGAAGAATTAAAAGAACATTTGATTAAATTCAAATTGAACACAAAAATAACTAATATAGATAATATCAATTATAAATTATCACGACTATTAAGCATTTTTAACAGTTATAAGAAATTTATCGAATATTTACGCTCAAATGATTATCCTACAGGTAAATCTCCATTTTTCTTATATTCTCTAATCAGTATTTTATATAATATTCTCTTAGTTATTTGGGAAAAACAAGGCGAAACAACGTCTATTTTATGTCCGTATTATACTAGTTTTGAAGACCTAATCGGGTCTATGGAACTTAATAACCAGGTTTTAATGCTTTTTAAAGAAAAAAATTATTATGAACCAGTTGAATTAAAATTAAAAGGCGTCGATGGTGAAAAGTTAATTAATCTGAATGAATATAAACATATCAAACGGTTATTTAAAGAATGTAGTTTATTAAAAAATAAATATAATGAAAATTATTCTATTTTTAATAATATCTATTCCCTCAATACATGGATAAAATCTAGTTTATTAAAAATCAAAGAAAAGTTTATTATTTCTTCTGTTGTTATTAATAATGATTTATCTATTTCACATTTCATAACAAGAGAAGGTTTTTTTATTATTACCAATAAAATAAGTATTAGTTTCTTAAATCGAATTATCATTGATTTAGATATTAATGAAATCGTTTTTTATGATGATATTATCGACAAACAAATAGATATTAATCTTATTATTACAGACTATAATTTATTTATAGAACAGTGCAAATTATTGAATATAAATTATGATTTTGGTGAATTGACAACTACCACAAAGACTGAATATTATTATTCTCTGACTGTTAAAAAACTACCATTGACTAATGATATTATTCATTCTCAGATTATTGACGATTTATATAAATATCAACTTGTCAATAAAAACAAAAATAAAAAATGGTATCAATTACAGCTAATGATTTATTTGAAATTATTGAATTTACCTGATGCAAAATTTAATGAACTACTTTCTTTAAATAAAGAAACAAGAATTACTAGACTATTTAAGGAATTGGATTTAGAGAAAAATCCAGAAAAAAGTAAATTGCGCATAATTCTAGAAGAAACACCATTCATATCTAAAAAACACGTTAAGAAATTTCTTAATGATTTTATTATCTATTTTAAATATGATTTCTTAAATCCTCTAATAAAAGAGAATAAATATCAATTCCTATTTTCGCAAGTTGCTATACAACGTGAAATACCTGCTAAATTATTAATTTATCATCCTTCGACACCTAATATAACTTTTAATTCATTTGAAAATAAAGATTATGTCTATAATAATGATGATGTAGCTGAAATAGTTCAATTGCCTGTTTTATTCAAAGGAAATTTAGAAAAACTCAATAGTAAATGGATTATGCATAAAAAATCAAAATGGAGTAATATGTTATATATCAGAAATGATAATTATGACAGAAATTCATTAAAAGAATTGTATTTATGGTTAGCAACGTTATTGAATATTAAAACTACTTATGCTGACTTAGAAAAATCAGCATTAAATGATATTCAAAAGATTTTTAATTCGAAAGATTATGAATTGATGAAACCTTTATTGAAAGAATT